TTTGTCAAGGAAAAAATGAATGTATAAATAATCATAGAGGTATAACTTTAACGAAGAGGTTAAAAATGAAGAAAATTTTATTAGCTATTGTGGCGGGTGTAGTTGGTTTGGTTATGGTTGGTTGTTCAGCTACTCCATTAACACAGGCTCAATATGACTTACAAGTAAGACAGGAAAATGCGAAATCATCTTGTTATCAAAGACTTGAATCTCGTGATCAAAGATTGACTACTATGCTTTCTGCTGTACCGAAAGATCAAATTGCTTTAGTATTTGTTTTGACACAAATGCAAGAAAATAATAAGCAATTGATGGCAATTGCTACGGGTAACAGTGCTGATCCATGTTCTACAGGTACAAATGCTTTTGATGTTCAAATTGCTGAAGTTAAATACAAGAACCATGCTGTTGAAGCAGTATCAGGTAATGTGATTGATCTTGGTAAGTTTGGATTGGGTGTTTGGGGTATGACAGAAGTTTCTAGTGATTTAGCAAATGCTGGTGGATCAACAAGTACCACAAATGTTAGTGGTAATGATAATGCTATTGGTTCTAATAACGCAAGTTCAGGCGGAACACTTACATCTAATAATACATTAGGTGAAGCATCAAGCGTAAGTTCAGTTCCTTCTGCGTCTGATGATCATAGTGCTATAGATAACTATAGTGTTACAGATAATCATACTTCAACGACACAGCCATAATATATTTCATAAATGAGGTAAAAGATGCATATAAAAGATGCTCTTCCTTGGTTAGTCCCTCTTTTATTATCAATGTTAGTAGGGGGATATCAATTATATTCTGTTGTTGATAGAGTAGTTGTTCTTGAAGAAAATAGTAGAACTACAGGAGTAAGAGCTATTGAACAATTACAAGAAGTTGATAGTCGAGTTAAAAGGCTTGAAGAATTTTGTTGTGGTGAAGTAACAGGATTTAAAATTTATATAGAGGAAAAAATACATGGCATGGATGTTAATTCCACAAACAAGTAATTGGGAGTATTCAGATACTCCTGTAACAGATGATCCAGATAATGCTCATAATTATTTAAAAATGAATGGATTGAGTAATGGTATTAGAACAAGTACCAAAAATGGAACAGAAATTTATGTGTTTTGTCGAAGAACAGATAGAACTAAGGGTGGTGGTTTTGGTGAAATAAATAAAACTGCTTTAGAAGGATAATAATATGCCAGCAGGTTTAGTAAAATCATTAGCAAAGAGTTCAGGTAAAAGTGTTGGAGAAGTTGAATCAAAATGGAAAAAGATAAAGGCGGGTGTATCAAAGTCAATTCCTGAATCTGATCCAAAATTTTATGCTGTAGTTGTTTCAGCATTAAAAAAATCTTTAAAAGGATAAAAAGTGCTTGACAAAAGCATTATATAGTAGTAGAATGGCTATTGAAATAAAGAAATCAAAGATAAATACTTTTACAAATTGGTGTAAGAAACAAGGATTTGATTCTGTTACTACTGATTGTATTGAAAAAGGTAAGAAGTCAAAAGATAAAAAGATTGTAAAAAAAGCTACATTTGCTGGCAATGCCCGTAAATGGAATAAATAGGGGTGTAGCTCAGTGGGAGAGCACATGGCTTTGACCCATGCACGAGTAGGTTCGATTCCTACCACCTCTGCAATTTAACAAAGGAGAAATTATGTTTAAAACAATAGTTGTTTGTATGGCTTTATTGATCGGTTCTGTAGCGTCAGGTTCTACATTAAAATGTACAGTGGTTGGAGTTGATGGTGCTATTTTACCTGATGGGACACATAATCAGGTTATTCTTGAATGTGATGTTATTGATGGTATAGAAATTGGGCAAAAAGTGAAGGTTAAACTTCCTAAAAAAGTTAAAGCAACAATTGAAGGTTGTTAATTATGAATAAAATATTGATATTGATAGGAATTTTAATATTTTCTTTTGTAATTATAAGTATTCCAAATAATTCTTTTGCTGATAATAATTATAATTATCAAGGATATTATAATAAGTGTAATAGTGGTCAAGGTGGAATGCGTTTAAGAGCTGTTACAGGTGAATATAGAACAATGACTTGTAAAGAATACGCAACATTTAAAACTACTCATAAATATCCTTTATGGGCATGGACTAATAAAAATCAAGGTAATCCATCTGGTAATAGTTCTAGTGGTTATGCACCTGCCTTACCTATAAATAGAACAACACAACAAAATCTTGATAGAAAATTAGAAAATGAAAGATATAAAATTGAAGTAAGATCAAGAGATTGGTCTTATAATTTTGCTATACAATATTTATCAAGTATTTCATTAGATAATTATGATGATTATATGTGGAAAATGAGTATAGAATCTGATATGAATAACGTTATTAATTGTGTTACAAAACAATTGTCACATGCTCTTATAGATGATTATAATGATTATTCTTCAAATGTTAGTGATGCGTATTTACATAATTTGATTGGATCAAATATAGAATTATTACTTGATGTTTGTACTCAATAAATACAGGGGCGTGGTGTAATGGTAGCATAGGAGATTCCAACCCTCTTGATGCGGGTTCGATTCCTGCCGTCTCTGCCAAATTAAGAGGTGTTTATGAAAATAAAAAAAATTACGAGCAAAATGACTTTTGCTCAATTGTATGGGAGAATACCGACTCCCAAAAAAGGCGGGGCCATGAAGCCAAAAAAAGGGCGAGGGTCTTATACAAGAAAAGATAAACACAAGGGGCGGTCATTTGATCGGCCCTTTTTTTGTGCCATATAAATAATAGTATAATTCGCTTGATAATAAGGAGATACTATTGTGGCAGATAAAAAAAATTTAGAGATTTATAGAGGGGATAGTAAGACAATTACAGTCAACTTTTCCGCTAATGCGTCTATGGTAAATAACGGAATGGTTTGGTTTACCATGAAAAATGCTAAAGATGATATTGAATGTGGTGATCCAGAAAATCAGTGCGTTTTTCAGACTTCTGATTTAGTGGAAGAAGTTCTTGATGGTACTGAAGTAATAGGATATAAGGCTGAAATTTATATGCCTCCTACTGATACAGAGCTATTTAATATTAAATCATATGTATATGATATACAGGTAGTCGGTGATCAAGATGATCCACAAAATCCGGGTAATCCTGCTCTTGTTAAAACACTTGTAGAAGGAAAATTCAAAGTTCTTGAAGATGTAACAATTAAAACATCATAAGGGTAAAAAATGTCTTATACGACAATCGGAGACATAATTATCCAGATCAATATAGTTGAAGATGATCTATCTTTTGATATTGTAGAGGATCATATTGATGCTAAATTAGTAGAGGATCATATTGATGTTGATATTGTAGAAGAAAATCTCAATGTCAATTTAGTTGAGGATATATTTTCTATTGATCTTGTTGAAGATCATATTGATGTAACACTGGATGATGGATGTATATGTCCACCTTCAGGTGGTGGTGATACTTCGCTTACAGAAATATATAATTGTGATGGAACACTTGTTGTAGATGATTTGGTATATCCTTCTCTTGCTATTAATAGATATGTTTTCAAGGCAACGAGTAATGATACAGAAAGTCCAGTAATAGGAATTGTTACTAAAGTATTGAGTGCTACTACAGTTGAAGTTTCTCATGCTGGTTTTTTTAATGTATCAGAAATTTTAGAAAGGGGTAAAAAGATTTTTGTAAGTGAAAATGGTTCATTTACAAGTAGTGTTATGATGGAAAATTATCTTCAGGTTTTAGGGATCGCTATATCCGAAAATCGGGTATATTTCAATCCAGAATTAAGAAGATGTAAACGATTATCATTAATTTAAAAGGAGAAATTATGATTGCTGGAAGTAGAGAAGAACACATGGCTGAAAATGAAATAACAAATAAAGATTATATGCTTGAAGAAACTGAATATGATGAAGCTATGAAAGAAAAAGAAATAGAGTATGATGATTCAAAAGATGGATGGGTAGAAAAAGAAAATGTTTTTCAACAAGAATTTGTACCTGATCCAGCCGATGAAGGTAGAATTTTTCTTACTGAATATGAATTAGCTCGTATCAATCTAAATGCTGAAAAGCATAAAGCGTTTGAAAAAGAAAAAAAAATGATTGATATGAAGGTTCAATTGATCAAAACTCAACAGGCTCTTTTGGATGCTAAAAAAGAAACTCTTGAACGTGATATGATGATTGTTGAATACCATGCTATTCAGAATACAAAAGCATCTGAAGAGTTTAAAGATGAAAGTAAACAGTTCTTACTTGACATTTCAAAACAACATACATCCCTAAAAGGAAAACAATGGGGCTACAATCCAGAATCAGGAGAAATTGTAGTCGATGATAAGTAGTGATGTTATAAATAATAGTAAGTAATTTTACTGTTAAATTTAACATAGGAGAAAAAATATGTCACAAAAATTTATTTTTGTCAACTCAGATGGTGACTATCAAGAAACTCCGGGTGCTTACGAACAAACAGATTTTATTAATTCATCTGCTGGTGCGGCTGATGCGGGAAAACCTATTGTTCTTGATGCGGCTGGTGTAATTGATGCGTCTATGATTGACGAATCCGGTTTAGATCATGGTAGTTTAGGTGGTCTTGGTGACGATGACCATACACAATATATTCTTGTGGATGGTACTCGTGCGTTTACGGGTAATCAGGCAATGGGTGGAAACCTTATTACAGGTGTTCTTGATCCTGTTAATGCTCAAGATGCGGCTACAAAGGCGTATGTTGATCTGATTGCTCAAGGTCTTAAACCACATGCTAATACTCGTGTAGCAACTTCAGGTAACATTGATCTTGCTTCTGCTCCTGCCAATATTGACGGTGTAGCAATGGCAAATGGTGATCGTGTAATGGTTTGGATGCAGACTGATAATAAAGAAAATGGTATTTATGATTGGAATGGTGCTGGTTCAGCAATGACACGTTCTGCTGATTTTGATGGTACAGCAAGTGGTGAAATTTATAATGGTGATTATGTTCCTGAAAATCAGGAAGGTACAACATATGCTGGTTTTTCTTTTGTAATCGTATCTAACGGTACTGATACAAACGGAGAGCATATTATTGGAACTGATGCGATTATTTTTGATGTTCTTAATAGTCCTGCTCAATATTCCGGTGATGTCGGTATTGTACTTGATCATGGTAATAAAACAATTTCTGTTGATATTCTTGATACAGATTCCGGTCTTGCGTTTCTTGGAACATCCAGTGATGAATTAGCTATCCAATGGGCTTCTACATTTACTATTGACAGTGCTGATTCCCTTGCTTTTAAGGCTTCTACTTTGGCTTCTACAGCAAATGGAGCGGGTGCGGCTATTGTAGGTATTGAAGATACTGGTGGATATTTTACTGCTGATGATGTTGAAGGTGCTCTTGCGGAACTTGCTTCTGCGCCTCCTGCTGATTCATTGGCATTTACTGCTGGTGAAGCTATTACAAAGGGTGATCTTGTTTATATTTCAGCGGCAAATACAGTTTCAATTCTTGGCGTTGGTATGAGTAATTATGCTATCGGTGTTGCTAAAGATGACGCTCTTTCTGGTACTTCTGTTGATGTTTTGAAAGATAACACTGTTCTTACTGGTATAATTACTGGTGGAACTGCTGGTCAGAAACAGTATTGGAGTGGTAGTGCTTGGACAACAAGTATTCCTTCAGGTGGTGGTTCTTATGTATGGAGACTTGGTGCGGCTAAAAATGCAACTGATGCTTATGTAGAAGTTGAATTTATTAAACGTAACAGTGCTTAATCATACATAACTTTTATATTGATGATAAATATAAGGGAGAGAGGATTAGATTCTCTCTCCCTTTTTTAATACCTACAGGATAAATATATGGCATATAAAGCAAGATTTCTCTATGTAGATGATAATGGTGATTATTCTGAAGGAATGGATGGTGGTGTATTTATCACTAATGTTGTTCCTCAAGATAGTGCTAATGTCGTTAATATCACATGGAAATCAAATACAATAGGAAAACAAATAGTTGAATCCATTGAAACAGATACAGAATTACTTACTGTTACTGTAGAATGGGATGGTGTTGCTTATGATTGGAATGGTAGTGTAGAAGTTGATATTGTTCCTGTTACAAATGGAACAAGAATAGGTGATACAAGACGTTTTACCGGGTCTGCTAATGTTGACCTAAATGGAATGTTATACTTGATTGCTCTTCATAATGAAGGTACAGGAGTTGCGGTTCCTGTTACCATGCAAGGAGTAGGGCCAAAAATTCTTACTGCCGAATTCACTGGTGGTTATCCGGGTTCTCAAACAGAAGTAAAAGAGAATGATACCTTTCAAATAAAAATTACTTTTGATGGAACTGGTTCTGAACCTTCTGATGTTGAAATAGCAAATTATGGAGCAATGAAATATAAAACTGAATCTGTAACATGGGATGGATCGTATCAAGTTACAGTTACAGGAACAGTAGATTCAACAGGAACTTCCCCTCAATCATTTCCCGCAAGAGTAAGAGCAAAAAACGCATTTGGAACATTTGGTGATTATGTTGATACTAATGTGGCTGGAAGTACAGATGGTGTAAATACAATTGTTTGTAATGATTTACATCCTACAGTAACTTTTGGTTCAATTAGTTATTCTTCTGGATATAATGCTCTAAAAGATAGTGAAACAGCAAATGTTTCTGTTACAACTTCAGATTTAGATACGATTACATATACTTCACCTAATGCTCAATTGTCTATTACAAATGCTACTGTAGATGAAACACCAAAAACAGTTACACGAATTGCTGGTGATTATAATGTGAGCACTGATAATTTATCAGCAATAGCAGTAAGAAACGCTAACGGTTCAGTGACAAATGCTTCAACTGTAGTATATATTGCTCATGTAGATGCTGTAATACATATAAGTGAACCAGCTACAAGGTTAAGATCGGGCGGAAATGATAGCACTCAAATACAAAATCATACAATTACTATGGTTTCTGATCAATTATTGAGAGCAAATCCTACTTTAAGTGCTCCTATGGGAACTTTAAGTAGTTTTAACGGAGCTACCCCCGGATCAACATTTACAGCTTCTCTTGGAGTTCATGATAATGATACCAAAGGAACTTATCAATGGCAATCATTATCAGCGGTAAATATGGCAGGTAAAACAACTAATATTATTACCGGAGATGATAATTATACTCTTGGTGGATTTGTTGAACGTGATATGTACTTTGATCCTCAAGCAAATGAAAAATCTATGGGTGTTAATGTTAGTGATTCTGCTAAAGTGGTAGCTGTTGATAAAGATTTAATTGCTATGACATTTTTTGGTGATCTTAATGATCATGTGAGGGGTTATTCATTTACAAGTCCTTCGGGCGTAATAAACAATACCGGAAATATCCTTTATTGGAATGATGTAAGTGAGGTTCAGAATAATACAACTGGACTATCTTTTATCAGAATCAGGGAGGATGTGTAAGATGGCTGTAACAGATCAACAATGGTTAGATCATACTAATCAGAATAATGCGGAATTTTCAAACCGTCAAATTCTCTTAAAAGGTAACGGGCCTCCTTCAAATACTGGTACTCCTGCTCCTTTTGGTTCTTTTTACAAAGATAATAACAATGGAGACAGATACGAACAATTAGAAGTCAATCCTAATGCGAATGGTTATAATTGGCAATTATTTACTTCTGGTGGTTCTGGTGGTGATGCGAATAGTGTAATTGATATTCGACCATGTGATTCTTCTCTTGCTGTTGGAGATTTAGTTCATGAATCAAAAACTGTAGCACAAGGTGTAGATGAGGTCATAAATAATACTGATAAGAGACTTGTAGTTGGGATTGTATTGTCAAAACCTTCTTCAACTACAGCGGAAATAATGTTTTTAGGGCCATTAACAGGTCTTTCTGGATATTCTACAGGTTCAAAAATATATAGAGGAACGTTAGGAGAATTATCTGACTCATTACCTTCTACTGGATTGGTACAAGTTCTTGGAAATAGTTCTGATGGAACTCATATTGACTTTAAACCAGCAACAACACAAATACAAAGAGCATAATAATGGCTTCAGTAGCAAAACCTACAGTTTCAGAAAGAAATGGTATTGATCTTGAATATCGTGAAGAGGCAAATCCTTTTAATGATATTCTTCAATGTCTTGGTATAATTTGTGCTGACGAAACTACCATAACAGGTGGTACGCTTGATCCTTCCGTTTCTGGATTTGAAGCTAATGAAGGTTCTGCTTATTTTTCCAGTAATGGTAATCTTTATAAAAAAACAGGATCAAATGATACAGATTGGACTATTTTTTCTGGTTCTGGTGGGTCTTTACCTCCGGGCGGATTAACTGGTCAGGTATTGATGAAAATGTCAAATGCTAATGGTGATGCTGATTGGCAAGACGAAAATAATAATATAGACGGAGGCTTATTTTAAATGGCTGACATAATTCAAATAAAAAGAAGTTTAACAACTGGTACTGTTCCGGGTGCGGGAAGTTTATCAGAAGGTGAGATGGCAGTAAATATTCCTGATAAAAAAGGATGGATTGGTGATGCAACTGGTAATCCAATTTTAATTATTGATAATGGTACTCAAATAATAAATGCGGATGATGTTGTATATGATAATACATCTTCTGGTTTAACAGCAACAGACGTTCAGGCGGCTATTGATGAAGTTGTTACTGATTTAAGTGCTCATACTTCTGATACAAATAATCCTCATAATACTAATTGGGGAAATCTTGGTAATATTCCTTCAACTTTTCCACCTGATCAACATGGTCATGATGGCGGTATATTCTAATAAGGGTATATAATGGCTGATATTTTAAAGATAAGAAGAAGTATTACTGCTGGTACTATTCCTGCTTCTGCTTCATTGAGTGAAGGAGAACTTGCGGTAAATATTCCTGATAAATTGTTATGGATAGGTGATTCTAGTGGAAATCCGAATGAATTAGGTAATAATGATAATTATCGTGAACCTATGGGGTCTGGATTATATAATGGTGGTCAAATATCTAAAGGAACTGGAAATCTTGATGTTGATGTAATTAGTGGTACGGGAATAATTATAAATTCTATAACCGATCCTTTTAATATTCAGCGAACTGATGTATCTTGGAATAATCAAACAATAGTAATTAGTCCTGAACATATTGATACACAAGAATTACATATGATTTTTGTTGATTCTAATGGTGTTGTATTATCAGAACCAGTTCAAAATATTCAATATAAGTTGATTTATGATTATATTCGTCTTGGTTGGGCAGAAATAAGTTTGAATTCTATAGTTAGTGTAATTATGGCACCACATATTATAGGACAATCTTCAAGTGATCTTGGTGATTTATTTTATGCTATAAATGATAGTTCAAAAACAGAAGGAATGAGATTACAATCTTGTAGTAGTGGTTTGCGATTGTATTGTGAAAAAGGAAAAATATTTATTCCGGGTATTAATTGGTATAATGATCCAAAAAATCAAAATATTTTAAATATACCTCAATCTGGTGGAAGTAGTAATCCAATTACATTTCAAATATTTAATATGAATGCTAAACCAGTAATGAGTCCTCAAATTAATATTCCAAAATATTATGATAATGCTGGAAGTCATACTCCTTTAACTGGTGGTGAAGCTGTTATTCATTATGTGTTTTATTCTGCGAGTGGTTATAGTATTCAAATGGGGCAAACAGCATATATTGATTTTGCTAATGCTTTTAGAAATTTAGATAAAGATAAAGATAATTTTTCATTTGCTCCGGGGTCAAATGTTGCTGGTAGAAGTATATTATTAGGTCAAGTTATTATTAGTAAATTGGCAGAAGATTTTAAAAATAAAGCTCTTGCTGATATTATTTCTACTATAAATAGTGACTCTGGAAATACAGTTTCTCCTATTGATCTTACTTTGGTTCCTCAATATTTACTTCATACAATGGCAGCAGAAGATTTAACGATGGGTGATGAGTTATCAATGGATGTAAATGGTAATATGCAAAAATATCCTGCTACTGGTGGAGAAGGTAATTCTCAATATACAACAGATACCGTAATTCTTCATAGTGCTATATTTTTAAATTCTTCTAATAATCAAGGTATAATTGCATGGGTAAATAGTACATCTACAAATATTATCAATTTTATTACAGCACAAGGTAATTCTGATGGGTCTGTTTCATATTCACCTAAATATACATTTACTGCGGGGTCTGCTATCAATGCTATGAGATTATGTCAGGTTGATAGTGGAAGAGCTGGATTTATATGGTCGGATACTGGTGGAACTAATATGGGAGTTGTTCAGAATAATGGAATTAGTTCAACTCCATCTGTAGGAACAACAAGAACTATTGGTAATGCTTCAGTAACTCTTGGAGTAGATTGTACATATGATTCTGATGAAGGAAATCTCATAGGTGTATATAGTCAAAGTGGAACAGTTTATAATAGATATTGTGAAGTATCAGGAAATAATCTTGATAGTCCTGCGTATGGGGCAATCTCTATGTTTTCAGGAACACAGGTACGTTGTGTTGGTGAAGGTGGAAATGTTATTGTTACTGGTATAAATGGAACAAGTTCTGTATGGGAAGAGGCGGCATGGAATAAACCATTTTGGGGTACTGGTCGATATGATGATCAAACAGGAACTAAAACAGTATCTAATTGTTCAAATCATTGTGGATTACAAGTTCAAGCTGGTAACATTATGTCTCAATTTGAACATAATGGAAATATTCAGACATATAAAGCGTCATATTCTTCAGGATCATCTATGGGGACTCCTGTTGTATATGGAAGTTCTATGTCAGGAAAATGGGGAGATTTGATTAAAACTGGTTCTGGAATAGGATATTCAACTATTTTAACAACAGATAATAAAATCGAAATATATGAGGGCATAATAACTGGTTCTTATGATTTGACTTATACATCAATTGTTACAGTAGGTTCTTCAAATACTGAAATACAATCATTAATGTTTGGTTCTGTTTTTGCTTTTGGTATTGGATATGGAGTAAGTGACGCAAATAAAGTATATCTTATTGATTCTACAGCTACACGTACTGATCATTTTATAGGTGTTTCTCCTTCAAATATAATTCAAGGACAAAAATTTGATGTAGATATTGCTCTTCCTATGATTACATTACCAAGAGAATATCCACCGGGAACATTTTATTCATATGGGCCATATAAATATCAAGTAATAACACATAATCAAGCTGTAATAATAATCGAAGCAACAACAATGCAAAGTGCGGTGATATAAATGAGTAAAAAAGTAATAAGTCCTGATATTCTTGAAAAACGTGTTGATTATATGAGTACAAAATCAATATGGTATTATATCGAAATTTTAAATCATGGACTACAAGTTAATCAAGTAGAACCTACTGGATTAATTAGAGTAAGAATAAAATATAATATTGATTCTCATTTTATAGATCAAATTATAAGTATATACGAAAATGCTGGATGGGCAGAGGTTAATATTACTCTTACTGGAACTGACAGTAGTTTGTATGGCACGACTGAATTTGAATTTGTGCCTCCTGTTGATGTCGCAAAAAAAGTTCGACGTAAAGTAAGAAAAAAACTTTAATTTTTCTTGACATTTTTATGTAAATAGATTATTATATGAGTATGAAAAAAATTATACTACTCATATTGATGATTATGATCCCTTGTAATTCTATTGCAGGGGATTTTCCGTCTAAAGCTGATATTTATTGGCTTACTCAAAATATTTATCATGAAGCACGAGGGGAAGATTTATTTGGGCAAATGATGGTTGGTATGGTTACATTAGAACGTCTTCATTCTGGTAAATGGGGCAAAACAATAAAAGATGTCGTTACTTCTCCTTCACAATTTTCATGGTATTCTGATGGAAAATCAGATAAGGTTACTAATAAAGAATCGTGGTCAAGTTCTAAAACTATTGCTTTATTTTCATTGATGTTGTATAGTAAAATAAGAGATCATGGAGTAATGTATTATCATAATGATAAAGTACATCCTGTATGGACTAAAAAAATGATTAAAGTTGCTGTAATTGGAAATCATACATTTTACAAAGAGGATAAAAAATGTTAAGAAAATTAAAAAAATGGTTATATTCTTACCCTGATCCTGATGATTGGTTTGGTGTTCATATTCGTGAATTTTATCAATCAATACGTCCATGTAAACATCATTGGTACACTTATAAAGGTGGGTTCCGAAGAAAATGTACTAAATGTTGGAAACATCAATATAAATTTTACAGTAAATATGGAGAATTAAGAATGGGATGGGAAGATTTGCCTCCAAATATTACTGAAAAGGACGTATTAAATCATGATCATATCTAAAAAAGATTTTTGCATTTATGTTGAAGAATTAAATTCAGAAAATGAAATGTCAATTATCGATAATGTTTTACAAGCATGTGATGATCATAATATTGATCCGTTATATGTTGGGCCGTTAGTAAATAGATCATTGAGAGAAAAATTAAGTCTTGAATTTGCTGATATTAATTTATTAAAACTTGAACAAAATTTTGTTATATAATGCGAATTACTGGTTATTATGCGTATCGTATATTTCTTACGATGAAAGCACATTTTAATCAAGAAAATTTTGACATAAATAAATATGATTTTCATTTTTTAAAGCCTCCATATGAAACATTCTTGAAAACTAAAGGAATTGGTTTATATGATATTTTAGCTAAAAAAGTTAAAAGTGAAAAACAACTTGTCAATATTCTTATATGTGCATTTATTCGTGATCCGACTACGTGGATTAAGGATATTGTAGAAAATTATTCTGATTATAAGAAACGATCTGATAAATGGGAAGGGAAAATGAATAATTTTCCTTATTTATTTGAACAAGATTGTTATAAACTTATGGAACGGGGACTCAAATTTGATTCTTCATTAGGTGAATTTGTTCTTGATGAATTCTGTAATGGAAATATTAATGTAGAAACTTTTATTATTTTTAAAAAAATATTTGTTTTTTCTCTTGACAAAAGCCTAAATTTTGAGTATATTTACAAGCATAAATATTCTAAATATGAATTACTTTTAAAATTTGATTTAACCAAGTATAAAGAGATTCTTGAGGGGGTAGTAAGATGTAATCGGATGGAGTCAGCTAAAAGTGTCTGACTAAAAAATAGAACAGAAATAGAACAGAAAAAGTCAAAAAAGAGAAAAATTAGGAGAAAAATTTATGAGCTTAGAAGAGTTAAGAAGTAGAAATAGTGGTGGAAAGTTGGACAAATTATTGAAAGCTGTATTAAAAACCACTGCTGGAAGAAGTAACAGTTATTCCAACGATGAGTATTATTATCCCGAACGTGATAAAGCAGGAAATGGTTCTGCTATTATTCGTTTCCTTCCCGGCCTCGAAACTGAGGATTTCCCATATTACGTTGAACGTCTTGAACATGGATTTAAAAGTGATACCGGACAGTGGTATATTGAAAATTGTCCTCGTACTCTTGGATGGGATGAAGAATGTCCTGCGTGTGAACAGGGTAATGATATGAAAGGTGGACAGGAATGGAAATCAATTCCTAAAGAATTACAAAATAAAATTCGTCCATTTTTTTCAAATAAACAGTATTACACAAATGTATTGGTTATCAAAGACCCTGCTAATCCAGATAATGAAGGAAAAGTTTTTCCATTTAAATTTGGAAAGTCAATTCTTGATATGATTATGGAAATGGCACAGCCTATTGATGATGGTTTGAGTGATCCAAAAGAACCAGTTGATGTTTTTGATTTGGAAGAGGGAGCTAATTTCAAATTCGTAATTCGTAAGAAAAAAGGACGTACTAATTACGAAACAAGTGAATTTGAAGGCGTATCTGTATGTCCTGATTTTAATGATGAAGATCAAGTTCCATTGCTTCCAAAAATTGCTGAAGATCAATTCAAGTCAATTGAAGACCTTACAAAACGTTTTAATATGGTTATGGGACGTAAGGGGGCATCTTCTTTAAGTAAATCTGCTGAAGATTTTATTAAATCACCGGGCAAAGAGAAATCAAAAGAAGAAGCTAAAATTCCTGATAGTACCGATTCAGGTGATGGTTCTGAAGATAATATGGAATATTTTCAAAATCTTGCTGATGATGTAAATGTTGAATAATTAAAAACGTATTATAATGTAGTGAAAAGGGAGAGTGTCAAGCATTCTCCCTTTTTTTATTATGGCGCAAAAACTTGATTCATATATTGAATATGAGGATCATTATCTCTTGGTGCCGCTTGTGATGTTGTTAATACCATTGGTGTGGTAGGTGCTGAGGCATCTATTTTTGGCATGGATGGTATATTAATATTTTTACCAATATCACCTATTTTTTCAATTTCTTTACGCATTTTTAAAGCATCAAGTTCGATAGGACGATCTGAATTAATATTAAATTTTTCTGTAGGAAGTAATTCAGGTTTTGAATTAGTTTCTTCAGGTTTTTTATTAATATCAAATATGAATTCTGAAGTTTTTTTAGGTTTTGGTAAAAATTCTGGTTTTTTACCTTCCCAAAAATTTGGTTCAATTTTATTAGCAAGTTTTGCTTTTTTATAATCATTTAAATCTAATTTATCAAATTTAAAATCACGTTCAATAGGTTGCGTTATTGGTTCCAATTTAGGAACTTTTTTTGGTACTGGTTTTGCTTTTTTATAATCATTTAAATCTAATTTATCAAATTTAAAATCACGTTCAATAGGTTGCGTTATTGGTTCCAATTTAGGAACTTTTTTTGGTACTGGTTTTGGTTTTGGTTTAGAAATTTCTTTTACAACTGGTTTAGATACTATTTCTGGTTCTTTATCTTTTTTACCAAAGAATGAGAATTTATTTTTTAACCAATTTCTTGCTTTCTTACCAAAATCTGCTAAAATATGCATAGGACTCCATTTAGCAAATTCTTCAATACCAGCAAGTGTATTTTCCCAACTAAATTTTTCAGTAAAGAAATCATAAATGTTGCCAGCTAAATTAGAAATAATTCCAAAAGGTGTCCAATCCCATATTGTAGTTAATGTTTCTTTAAGATTTTCCCAATTGAAAATTCCAGAAAAGAAATCTTTTAATCCAGATGTCAAATCAGACCAAAGACCACTATAAAATTCTACCATATTATCCCAAATTTCAGATAAATCCATATTGAATAATGCGGCTAATGGTTTTGTGAAATTTTCATTTAACCATGTTTTAATGTCAGTTTCAAATCCAAACCATCCAAGAAGCATATCAGCAACTTCACCAAATCCTTCAAAAATACCACCAATTGCTGAAGCAAATCTATCCATAATAGTAACAGTATCTTTTCCTAATATTTCTTTAGCATTAAAGAAACCAAAAATACCTTCTATTGCGGTGATAATTTGACCTACAAATGGAATCATTTTTCCAAATTTACTGACAAGTTTTCCTATAGGGAAAATCATTTTAGCAAATTTTCCAATCATTTGAAATGGTTTAAGAATTAATTTTCCAATTGATGCTAATTTTTCACCAAATTTTAATCCTTTTACCCATTTTCCTATGCCGGAAAACATTTTAACAGGTTTAAGAATCATAGTTTTGATTGATGCTAATTTTTCACCAAATTTTAATCCTTTTACCCATTTTCCTATGCCGGAAAACATTGTAAATAATTTACTGCCTTTAATTTTTGCTACCATAGCAGTAATCGCACTACCAATACCAACAGATAAACGAGCTGGAATTCCAGCAATAAAATCCCAAATACCTTTTAAAAGACCTTTTTTCTTTTTATCTTTTTGAGATTTAGTAGCATCTGTTAAATCATGAATAGCATCAAGAAGTTTATCGTTTCTTTCAGCTCTTTCGAGTGCTTCTTCAGCATCATTTTGAGCGGCAAGTTCAGCTCTTCTATTTATAGCAGAAACATCAAAAGCTATACTTTTAATATAATCAGGATCAATTTCAATATCCGAACCGGGCATTTCTGCTGGTTCAAATCGTTCAATTGGAGATTCTTCATCTTCATGAACTGAAAATGGTTTTTTAGAACTCTCTTTAACAGCTTTTTCAATATTTTTTAAATGTTCTGTTTCAGCATCATGTAAATCTTTAGCAACTTGTAATTGTGTTTCTACAAGAGCTTCTTGTGTACCTCTAAGGCGTTCGGCAATTTCTTCTTTATGTTTTTTCTGTTTTTCCCATACATTCCATACAGAAGATGTTCCTTGACGAATAAGCCAAAAAATACCACTTGCCATTTTTGCGGTTAATGGGTCTTCACTTACCGCACTAATAAAACTACTTTCAATATTACTGAAACCATTTTCTATGCCGTTTAATGATTGTTTTCCTATTTCTTTACCAATAAGTTTTGGAAGATTCAGATCAATTTGTTTTCTTTGATTGATACTATCTTGTAATAATTTTCTTAATTCTTTTGCTTGTTTTATTTCTCCATCGTTTGCGCTATCAATAGATTTTATCACATCATCAAAATGAGGCATTTGTTTTTCAATAGCGACAATTTCTTCTCTTGATAATTTTTGTTCAGAATTGATTACTTTTTCAATATCAGTACGCAACTCTTTAGCAATATAGTTACCTACTTCAGAAATTTCATTTGCTGATTTTCCTTTTTCATGAAGGGCTAATTCAAAATTGTGCGTAATCTTACTTATTTGTTCAGAGACGGTATGTTGAAGTTGTTGATTTTTATCAACAACTTTTTTCATAATTTTTTGGACATCTTTCAAATCATCGGCACTCTTTTCCTGTATATCCGCAAGTTTATTAATATTTTTTGCGGATTTTACAATAGCCTGTTCACTTTCTTTAGAAATTTGTGGCACTTCACCAATACCATCTTGGTTCACATTTTTCTTTTTATTGGCTCTTTCTTGAGTAGTTCGCTGATATTGTCTCTTACTTTCACTCATTTTTATTACCTATTTCTTTGGGCCTGTTCTTTTTGAAGTTTATCCTGTAGTATGGCAACATATATTTCCCTTTCAAATGGCATCATGTTCTCTATTTCATTCAAAGAATATTTAAAATCTGTCATTAAAACAAAATTCATTCTATACATATTGAATACGCTGTCATGAGAAAGGGCCATTAAAAAAAATCAGAAATACCTCTAAAAGTATATTCCCCTTTCTTTTTACATTTACTACAGGTATATTTAATTGTATGTTCTAAAGAAGGCATACTATCAAAAAATTGTTCCTGTATTTTTTGGAACTGCTGTCTTGTGAGTTGATTTAACCATTCAATCATATCTTCTTTTTTAATCATAGAGGCATCATGAACACTATCTTTATCAAAAATAGAAACAATTAATGAAGCGATATATCCAATTGGGTCTTCTTCAATTTTTTTAGCATTAATTGTATCATCTATGTCTGGATATCGAAATGTAACACCAATATCATCTTCAATAATCACATTATTAGTGTGATTTTTTGGAAATTTTACTCGAACTTTTGTAAAATCAATTACAAATTTCATAACATTTCCACATTCACATTCACCTTCTTTATCTTCACATGGAATCATGTTTTTACATTTCATTGGTATTTCAATTTCTTCACCTACAGATTTAGCACGAAGTTGAAGAAACATATACTCAATATCAAATAATGCTAAAGTTGAAATATCAACTTTATTAAATGTACATGCTGAAATTACTTCTTTCATACAGTTTACCATTTCTTTTTCATCATTACTTTCTTTTATTAAAAGTAATATTTTTTCTTCTTGAACTAAGAAAGGTCTATATTTTACTTTCTTTTTCTTTGAAGGAATTGTTAAAAAATGTGTTGGTGTTTTTAGTTTTGGTAAATTACTCATTATATTATCTCCTTTTAAATATTTTAACTAAAATTGTGTACAAACCATGTTATTGTTGTTTCTGAAATTGATTCAGCACCATATGATAATTCAACCGTTGAAATTGCTGTAGGATAACATTCTTCAATTTTTATTTTTGAAGTAATATTTCCATTTCTATCGTAAATTTCAATATCAAGTTGTTGTATCAGTTCATCATAATATTGCATGCCTTCTTTTCCGGCTTTATCGAAGTATTCATACAATTCTTTATTACCTTGTAATGTATCATCTACATAAAATGTTGTAGATAAATCTTCAGCTAATAATTGATATGGTACATTTTTTATTGGGCCATATCTAAACCATTCTTCTGTAGCAAGAGATTTGCCGGGTATAGTTACAGTATGACAGTGAAAAGAAACACCACTAGCATAAGGTAATGTTATTTTATATTTATTAGGTAATAGTAGATTATATCCACCAATTTCACCTACTATATCATCTATTCCTATTCCCATTTTAACTACTCCATATTCGTTTTGAATCTGCCCATACTTTACTTTGTGGGGCTTTCTTAAATCTGGCAACTGGTAATAAAATAGCCTTATGCCATTGTTGAGGTCTAATCATATTTAATTTTGATCTAATATGTCCTGTTAAATATCTTTTTACACATGGTCTAAAATATCTATATTTTGATGCTTGTCTAAGAATATCGTAAGTAACTCTTAATCTGGTTGTTCTATCAAATTTTGTGTTATTAAGTGTTACAAAAAGTCTTTCCAGCAATATTCGTCTTTGTTCTGGTGGGATATAATGCAAATTTAATCCTAACCAGCCATCTTTATACATATCAATACAGATTATTAAAGGAAACATATCATAATATGGAAGCGTTTCTTTCCATTTTGGATCGTATTTGTAAAAAAACATTTTACCAATCATTTGTCCATCTGTTTTGGCACGAAAACGAAGATCGGACATATTTCCTTTTAATTTATCTTCACCTGCAAGAAGAGCTTTTACATTATCACGAAACCATTTTCGGGCATCTCTAATGTCTTCTTGCTTGTAACGTTTGTTGGTTGTGAAAACGCTGTTTATTAACTCGCTTTTTTCTTTTTTTGCCATTATATTTTTTTGGTAATTTCTTTAAAAGTTTTATTCCAATTCGTTTGAAATCATCTTCTGTAAATAAACTAAATATTAAACCTTGTTCGTCACAAAATTTTTTTGCTGATTTCCATTTACATATATTTGTTGTATATGTTGCCTTTTCTACTAAATATCGTTTAGTCTTTCGTTTTTTTGGAGGAACAGTTTGATCTTTTGGTTTTATTTCTATGAGATATTGTTTACCATTATCAAATTCTATAATAAAATCAGGATAATACTTTCGCATTTTTCCTTTGGATTTATCATAATATGGAATTCCAAATGGTTCACTTGACCACTGTACAACTTGATTATTTTTGTCGCACCATTTAGCAAATGATCTTTCCCATAGTGATCTACATACTATTTTTGTTACGTCCCCTATATATTTTTCTTTATTCTTTGGTTGATATTTAGTTTTGTATGCCATATATTTTTTTCATAAATATTATATGAATATTTATAACAATTGTAGGAGAACCATAAATGTCAATTACAGTAGGCGTAGAGGGGAATATGCCGTTTACTCATATATCAGGCCCGGAAACTATAATTTTACCGTTACCTGATGATATGGCAACCAGTGTTGCTATGCAATATGATCAAGGTGAAATGGGAGCTTTTAAGGCTTTTGGTGATGGAGCTTCATTAACAGATACCGCCTCTCATAAAGAAACATTCGATCATGCTATTGAAAACGCAATTTTTATGTCAAGACAAGCGGCATGGAAAGCGGCTACCATGGGAAGTGATGTTGGTAAAAAAAGAGCTGGTGGTATTCTGAATGCGAATAAAGAAATGCTTTTTAATGGTACTGATTTCAGACGATTTAATTTTACATGGACTGTTTTACCGTTAAATGCCAAAGACGCAAAAGGAATTAATGAAGTTGTAACCGCATTTCAAAAACATTCTGTTGGTGAATTATCAAATAATGGAAGACGAATAAAATATCCTGATTCATGGAAAATTCGTTTTGACGGAGCAACGTTAGTTGATAATATTAAAGATTGTTTTGTTGTTGGAGTAAGTGCCAATTTTTCTACAGGTGGTAATGTTCGTGTTCATACAGACGGTTTTCCAATTACAACTACTTTAACTGTGAATTTTGTCGAAGTTACAATTAGAACAAAAGAGGATTTCTAATGCCTGTACCAGATAATTATGCTCAATATGAGTTATTTTATGATAAAGAGAATTATTATTTTAAACCATTTCCTTATGTTAATTATGATATAAATGGTAATGGAAATACAATGAAAATTAAGAATTTTTTGAAAAGATTTGATTTTCTTAAATTGGTTCGTGAAAATGGTTCTATTTATATTAAATGGGTTGTTCGTGACGAAGATACTTCTGAAATTATAGCACATAAAATGTATGGTTCGAGTCATTTTTATTGGGTTATATTGATGTTGAATCGGATGGTTGATCCTACTTTTTCATGGCCTATGACAAGTGACGATTTACATGATTATGTAATGAAAAAATATGGAGAAGAAAATATTTATAACCATCATCATTGGGAATCTGTAGATACTGGTGACGAATATGATCTTCCAAATGGAATTATTGTTGACGAAACATATCCTCATAAAATATCAATTTCTAATAATGATTATGAATTAATAAAAAATGATGAAAAACGTGAAATTTTAATTCTTAAAAAAGAATATATTCATTTAGTTAAAGAAGAATGGAAAGTATTGGGACAAACTAATTTTACAAAAGTGAGACAATAAATGGCAGGTGTTATAGGTGGTTCAGAATATTCACCGGGTACATATAATATTGATAAAATTGAAATCAATGGTGATGATGTTAAATGGATGCTGATTGAATTAAATCTTTATGAAGATTTATTATCACCATGTATTACAGGTGACGTATCTATTATTGATACTCATAACTTATTAGCAAATACACCTTTTCTCGAAGGTGATCAAATCAATATAAGTCTTAAATGTAATAATGATGATAAAATGCAATCAAGTGTTGATGGTGGAAGTATTGATGGTATGTTTGAAATTATTAAAATAATGAATCGTGTTAAAACGAAAGATAACCAACAAATGTACACTCTTAAATTTGCTTCTGCTGGTTGGTCAACAAATGTTCGTACCAGAATATCAAGATCATATACTCAACAACCATATTCTCAAATTGTTCAAGATATTTTTGATTCAAAATTTATGTCTCCTGCTGGTTTACGTGGCGGTCTTAAAGCAAAAAGTCTAAAAGTAGAAGATACCGAAGGATCATTTAATGTTATAATTCCAAGATGGAAACCACTTACATGTTTTAGTTGGCTTGCTGGTAGAAGTAGAAGTCAATCTGCTTGTAATTGGTTATTTTGGGAAGATAAAGATGAATTTCATTATGAATCTGTTGAATCTCTCATGAGTAAAGATTCAGTCGCAACATATACAGTAGCCGTAAAAAATAGAGAAAAAGTTTCTGAACAAGATTATTTTGCGGTATCAAATTATGAATATATGGATACAGGAGAAATTCTTTATTATGGTTTAAATGGTATGTTTGGAAATAGACTACTGATTCATGATATTTTGAATAAAAAACAATTTGATTATTTTCCCACAGGTCAGGAAGCTGATAATTTTATTCTCAAAGATGAATATGATTATCAGGAAATGTTTGAAGAATTATCACATACAGGTGATGGTGGGCCATTGGTAGAATCTGATATAACCGATTCATTTGCCAGTGATCCGGGTAATGCTCGTTTAACAGTAATTAATAAACATTTTAAACAATGGGATGAAACAACAGATTTTGAATATGATAAATGGCTTCGTCAAAGAATTGCCCAAAAGCAAATTATTAAGTATTTAAAAATTAGAGTATGGGCTATAGGAAATTTTACAAGAAAGGTTGGTGATATAATCACATTTAATATACCTTCACCAGAGGCCGAAAATACGTCTGAAAAGGACGATCCAAGATTAAAGGGGGAATACCTCGTAACAGCATTAAGACACAAATTTGACACTGATAAGCACGTTATAGTGATGGAATTGATTAAAGACTGTATAGCAGAGGGATAAGATGTTTACTGAAAACAAAATAGTAAAATTTGGTGATGATGATTTTCATTGGTTTTTTGGGGTAGTTGAAGATAATGATGATCCCTTAAAATTGGGACGTGTGCGTGTGCGTGTTATTGGTGATCATACACAGAAAAAAGAAGGTAGAATTCCCACAGAAGGTTTGCCATGGGCTATTCATATTGTTACTGCACCTAATAATCAAATGAATGGTATAGGATCATCTCCTACTACTTTATATAAAGGAACATGGGTTGTTGGATTTTATATTGATGGGCCGAATAAACAAATGCCTCTTATTTTTGGATCATTTGGTGGCGTTCCAAGAGGATTACCTAAAAAAGAGATAGGTTTTAATGATCCTGATGGAAAATTTCCTATGGGGCATATGATATTTGAACAAGATACAAATAGACTTGCCCGTGGTGCGGTTGAACGTGGGATTGAAATTCCAGAATCTATAGTAGATAAACGAGAAAGATTTTGTGACGATACTATATGTCATTTAGATGCTGTTTATGCTAAGAAATATTATGATGAATTTGATGAAAAATATGTAAAATGGTTTGATAGAAAACATTATGATGATGATTCCACTGAAGACCCTGAAAAACCTAAAGATAAAAAAGATGATCAATGTCAGTATGTTTTAAATAATAATCATCCAAATCTTGTTTATAAATTTGTAAATAGACAAAGATTTGTTCCAATAGCTAAACCATTTTTTGATCCGATTCATAGAGAATTTTGGCATGAAAATATTTCACCATATAATGCTAAATATCCTTACAATAAAGTATGGGAAGGGTATCATGAAGAAGGTGGAGAAAAAGAATATGCTTATGATCAAACTATAACTGATTATGATGGTTCTATGATTGAAGGTGTTCATAGAAAACAAAAATGTGGTGAAGGATCATGGGGGCATATTGAAGAATGGGATAGCACACCGGGTCAAGAACGTTATCATAGAGTTCATAAAAAAGGAAATTATCTTGAAATTGATAAAGATGGTAATGAAGTCCGAAAGATTTATGGAAAGAATTTTGAAATTGATCTTGACAATAAATCAATTTATATTGATGGTGATTGGAATATTACAGTTACCGGAGATAAAAATGAATTGATAGAAGGTGATTATAATCTACAAGTAATGAAAGATTTCAATACTGATGTAAGAGGTGCTATAAAAACTCATACTGATGAGGAAGCAGAATATCACTATAAAGAAAATTTACGAGTTCGTGTTGATGGTGATGAAAAACGAAGAGTATCTGGTGATAGAAATACCAGTATTTTAAAACGTGATTATGTAGAATCTGTTGATGCTGAAAGACGTGCAAATACGATTGTTCGCAAAGGTGCTGAATCTATGATTGATGAAGCATTTAAGCTCTATGAATTGAAAGTTTATGATATGGAAATGAGTGTTTGTAATTTAGAAAGTGAGATAAAAACATGGAATAATGTTACAGAAATAAAAACTGACGATATTATGAATCTTACTGAAAAAATTAACAATCATACAGTAGATGTTACGACATTGAATGAAGTTACAGGTATTCATAACGAAACAAAAATAACTCATAATGAATATTTAACAAATTATAATGGATGTGTTGATTTTTGGCAAGTTCATACTGTAAATTTTGAAGTATTTTATAAAGATGTTCTTCTTTTTGAAAAAGGTGGTAATGGTGGTGGTTGTTCTGCTCAAGGTGGTGGAAGTGGTACTCCACAATTTCCTGATATTGTTGATGTAGGACAAACAACATATCCTGAAACTGATGGTATTCAGCAATGTTTAAAACGTTATAATGAATGTATCGAAGCCGCAAAATCAAGTTGTACAACAACAATTATTGATCCAAGAGTAGTTGATGAAAATGGAAATCCAAAAACAGAAACTCGTGTTGATTGGGAAAAATATCATGCTTCTATAGAATCATGTAAATTGGCATTTGAAATGTGTATAGATGCAAATAAAGGTCTTGAGTGTGGTGTATGTGCTCCTTCACTTGGAATTCTTGAATGGGAATGTATGGGATGTCATAGTTCAGATTGTCCAGTTGATGATAAAAAAGTAGAAAAAATTGATTGTCTTACTGTTTTATGTGATCAAACAGAGGGGCCACCAGATGTAATAGTAATTGATCCATGGAAAGATTGCGAACAGGAGAAACCATAATGTACAATTATAAACGAAATGATTATAAAGGAGAACACGTTTCAAAAACGAAATTGGATATGGATTTTAATTTTAGAACACATCCTATTTCTAATGATATTACAAAATTGAAAGATATTGAAGCTATAAAATCAGCATTAAGAACGCTCGTTTTGTTAAATCACTATGAAAAACCTTTTCATCCTGATATTGGTTGTGATATTTATAAATCACTTTTTGAACCAATGGATGAACCGGGACTCCATTTTACTATGGAGGATTATATAACAAAAGTTGTAGAACGATATGAACCAAGGGTAAAATTAAAAAAAGTAAAGGTGGTATTTCAAGAGGATAAAAATAATGTAGAAATAACAATATATTTTGTTCCGATAAATGCTGTTGATACTGTAACTATGACAATGTACTTAAAAATATTGAGATAAATAATATAAAGGTAACTAAAAATGGCAACAAATACAAGTAAATTATCACCAACAGAATTAGATTTTGATTTAATTAAAGCTGAATTAAAAAATTATTTAAGTTCACAAGATGAATTTAGTGAATATAATTTTGAAGGTTCTGCTCTTAATGTATTGATGGACGTTCTTTCATATAATACTCATATGAATGCGTTTATGGCAAATATGATGGGTAATGAAATGTTTTTAGATTCTTCATCTATTCGACAATCAGTAATTTCAAAATCAAAAGAAATAGGATATACAGCAAGATCAATAAGAACTGCTAAATCAGTTGTTGATATACATGTTGATAATGTTACTGGTAGTCCTTTATATATTACGATGAATGCTGGAACTCAATTTAATACTTCTCATGATATTATTTTTTCAACAAAAGAAGATATGTTATTATATCCAAATGGAAATATTGTTGGACGATATTCTATTAAAAATATAGAGATTTATGAAGGTAGATATGCTACATTTAGTTATGAAATAGATACATCTAATGTTGATCAAAGAATAATAATTCCTTCAGTTGATGTTGATATGAGTACATTAAGAATTACAGTTAAACCTGATAAAAATTCTACAGAAATTGTTGAATATTTTCTTAATGATGATTTGAATAGATTAAAACCTGATAGTCTTGTTTTTTTTACCAGCGAAATACCTGAAGGATATTATGAAATTACTTTTGGTGATGGTGTTTTAGGTAAAAAACTTATAAATGGAAATTATGTAACACTTCATTATATTATTTCAATTGAAAAAGAAATAGCTAATAACATTGATAGATTTTTACCATATCAACGAATTGATGGTTATAGTGATATTGTTATTGATGTAATTGAACCTGCTTATGGAGCGGCTGAAAAAGAAAGTATAGAAAGTATTAAATTCCTTGCTCCAAAAATGTATCAATCTCAAAGAAGAGCTGTTACGACACAAGATTATGAAGCATTTTTGCTTGCTGATTATCCATGGATTGATACAATAAATTCATGGGGCGGTGAATATAATGATCCGCCTATATATGGAAAAGTATTTTTTGCTATAAAACCAAAACATACTGAATTTGTTTCAAATAAATTGAAAGAAGAGATCAAAGAAACTCTTATAAAAGAATACAATGTTGTAACAATTGTTCCAGAAATTATTGATCCAGATTACATTTATGTAAATACGGATACTGATATTTTTTATGTAAATTCTCGTACTACTTTAAGTGAAAGTAGAATGGTAGAAATGGCTACTGAAACAATTTACAAATATTTTGATGATACAACTGGCAAATTTAAGATGGATTTTAGATTTTCTCCCATGACTACAAAAATTGATGATACTGATCAAGCATTTGATAGTTCATTAAGTAGTATCATGATTCATAAAAGAATATATCCTATTATTGATCTATCTCAAACCTTTAATTTAAAGTTTAATAATGCTATTGAACCAAATACAATTGAATCTACATATTTCAATATTGAAGATGAAGTATTTAAAGGAATTACTCTTGAATCAGTTATAAAAGATGATGGAAATGGAAAATTGAAATTGATATATGTAAATACTGGTGTGATTATTAATAATGATATTGGAAATGTTAATTATGAAACTGGTGAAATGACTTTTACTATTTTTCCATATAATCTTCCAGTTGATACGTTAGATATTCGCATATATGCGACACCTAATTCAAAAAATATTCAATCTGGATATAATCAAATAATAATTCCTGATGAATCAGCAATCAATCATGATGTAAATAGAAAACAGGGTGTTGTTGTACGAATGAATGATGTTGAAATCGAAAAAGGTTAATTTATGAAAGATTCAACTAAATTAATAAGCACTCAGATAAATAATATAATTCCGCAGTATATTCGGATGGAATATCCGAATTTTGTTGCGTTTGTTCAATATTATTATGAATGGATGGAAAAACAAGGTGCTCCTTATCATTTTATATCAAATGTATTAGATTTTTCTGATGTTGATAGAACATCTCTTGAATTTCTTGAGGTATTTGGAAAAAACTTTTTACAACCATTGCCGGATATAATTTATGAACAAAATAATATTGCTACATTAGTTAAAAATATTGAACAATATTATTCAGCAAGAGGTTCTGAAAAAGCATTTAAATTTTTATTTAGATTATTTGAATATAAAGACGATAATAAGAATGAACTTGAATTTTATTATCCTTCTTATGACATGCTTCGAGTATCTGATGGTAAATGGGTAAAAGAAAAAAGTCTTAAAATAATTGATCCTCATGAAGATGTTATGGAATGGGAATCTGGTCAAGTTACAGGAAAAACTTCAGGCGCAATTGCTGTAATTGATGAAGTTAAATTGTATGAATCTACTTCTGGTGTAAAAATAGCTGAAATTTTTCTTATGGAATTTGATATAATGCATACTCCTGAAAAATTTATTTGTGGTGAAGAAATAGAGATTTTAACAAAAGAATTAAAAATTTATACTGCTATAACAGAAAATGTATTTTATAAAATTAAATTTGATATTGATCCGATTACTGGTGAAGAAATGCGAGGTAAATATTATGTTCCAGATCAAAGAGTAAAAATAATTAATAATGGAATAGGTGAGAATGCTCGTGTTGTAATTGATAATGTAGGAAAAGGAACAGTAACAAAATTTTCTATTATAGATGGTGGTACTAATTATCAAGTTGGAGATAAAGTTTATACAAATGATGATAAATTTGGTTCAGGTGCTTATGGAAAAGTTACTGAAGTTGATGGAACAGGAACTATAACAAAAACTAAATTGTTATTTGGTGGTCATGATTATCAATACTGTCAATCAGTAAAAATTGATAGTTTAAATGGTAAAAGAGCTATTCTAATGATTGAAACTGATGATATTGGAAAAATTATTGATATTGAAATTCGTGATTTTGGTATAAATTATTTTTCAGGTGAAACTATAGTTGAATTCAATACATCTATGAGAATTCATAGTCTAATAAAAGATGGATTTGTTGGTGAAACTGTTGTGGGAGATACTTCAGGAGCAATTGGTATAGTCGAATATTGGAGTCCTGAAACTGGTGTAATTTCTGTTCATGTTACTTCTGGAATTTTTATTGCTGGTGAAAGATTTACTGGTCAAAGATATGGAGGTTCTGCTGAAATTTATGATATATCAATTGCTAAAGGTAAACTTGTTGAAGGATGTTTATGTAATTATAAAGGTAGATATATCAATATGGATGGTCATATTTCATCATTAAAATATATTCAAGATTCTTATTTTTATCAAATGTTTTCTTATATGTTACGAACATCAAGAGATAAAGAAGAATGGAAAGATATGGTAAAAAATGTACATCCAGCAGGAACAATTGGATTTTCTTATAGAGATGTCATTTCACAATATTTTAAAGAGTCTTATGGTGGATTTATAAGTCCTCAACTTGATACTACAGAATTTTATAAATTTAGATGGCAACCAGACAATTATCACGGTGGTCATATACGTTATGAAGGTAATACACAAATAAAACAATATAAAGATGTAGTAATTGATGATATTATCAACATAAATATTAACATATTAAACAAAACAGAATTTTGTTTTGGATCGGAGATTACAATTTCATGAGTGCTATAATAACACTAAATTCACGTTTAGGTAATGCCAAAAAATATATAGAAGATAATTTCAATTCATCATTAAATGGGATTTATTCTCATTTTTATACAGGTCGAACTTTACCATGGGATAATGAATATTCACCTGATGTATCTACTTCTGCTGAAAAAGAAGTATATTTAAATTTATTTCAACGTATATTTTTAAAACAAATAAAAAAAGAAGATACTTCTCTTGCAATAAAAAAATTTATATGGAAACCAAATACGATTTATACTCGTGTGGATTATGATATAAATTATACTGATTATCGTAATTGGATTCATCCAGAAAGTCCATTTTATGTTATAAATTCAGAAGGAAATGTTTATAAATGTATTGAAAATGGATATGGTGCGGATTCTACTGTTGAACCTACTGGTCAATCAATGGCATATATATTTCTTGGTGATGGATATATGTGGAAATTTATGTTTGATCTTAAATTAGAAATAAGTAATAAATTTTTGACTGATACGTGGTTGCCTGTCGCATATGATGATAATAATAAATCTAATTCTCAGTTAGATGTTGAAAGTAATGCAGTTGATGGAGATATTGCTTTTATTCGTGTTGATAATGGTGGTGATGGATATACTTCAGCACCTATACTTGAAATTAGGGGAGATGGAACAGGAGCAACAGCCGTTCCTATTATGATTGGTGAATCAATTGATTTTATACAAGTATCAAATGCTGGTTCAGGATATACTCATGCTGAAGTACATATTTTTGGTAATGGCAATGATGCTAAATTAACAGCTATGATAGCTCCACCGGGCGGTCATGGTTCAAATGCTTCTTATGAACTTGGATCATTTTATGTTGAAATTATGTCTGAAATTATAGGAAATGAAGGTGGTATTGCTCCTATTACTGGAACATATAGAAATGTAGGAGTGGTTCGTAATACTTTAGACAAATCTGGTTCTGTTATTACTGACGAAAAATATAATACTTTATCCATTATAAATATTATTAATTCCTCTGGTACATATTTAACAAGTGAATTAGTTATAGGGGAACAATCATATGCTCAAGGAATTATTTATTTTGATCCTTCTGGAACAGATAAAGATGTTCAAATGTATATGATTGAAGGCGATTTTATTAATGGCGAACGCATACATGGGCAAGAATCAGGTGAAGTTGGTGAATTTAATGAATCTGCCAGTACAATTACAAATGTTGATATATGGAGTGGTGAATTACTTTATAAAGAAAATATCATTTTTATATCAAGAAGAGAAATACAAATAGAAAAATTTGTATTCACAATAGAATTTTAAGGAAAACAAATGTTAAATTTTAATACAGCACCATATTTTGATGATTTTGATAAAAATAATAAATTTTACCGTATTCTCTATCGTCCTTCATATGCTGTTCAAGGAAGAGAATTAACACAATCTCAATCTATTATTCAAGAACAAATTAAAAAATTTGGCGATCATATTTTTAAAGAAGGGGCTATGGTTATTCCCGGTCAAATTACTCTTGATCAACAAATATCATATCAAAAGATGGTTCCTACTTATGGAAATCCACCAGATCAAATTGATGTTGATCCTAATAATTTTCTTGGATATACTGTTATTGGAGAATCTTCTGGTGTGGAAGGTGATGTAATAAATGTTGCCGCTAAAAATGAAAATGATCCTTTAACATTTTTCTTAAAATTTAAAGATTCTGGTGAAAATAAAGAATCAATCGGATTTTGGGACGGAGAAACTGTGTATCGTAAAGATGATCCACAAATTCGTGCTATTGTTGAAGGGACTCTTAATGAATCAGAACCAACATACGATTCAACTGGTAAAGCTACAATGACTTCGATTGATGCTGGTGTTTATTATGTTAATGGTCTTTTTATTGATAATGACTCTCAATCAATAATTGTAAGTAAATATGATCAAGTTCCTTCATGTAAAATAGGGTTACGAATTTATGAATCTGTAATTACACCGGAAGAAGATTTATCATTAACTGATAATGCTCAAGGTTCTCCAAATTATGCGGCACCCGGTGCACATCGTTATAAAATTGATTTAAAACTTGAATATGTAGAAGAAAATGATGATATTTCTGATGATTTTATTGTTCTTCAAATTCTTGATAAAGGTCTTGTTACAAAAGAAATTCGTGTTTCAGAATATAACGAATTGGAAAAAACATTTGCTCGTAGAACTTTTGATGAATCAGGTGATTATACTGTAAATCCGTTTGCTATTATTATGAAAGAACATCTTCGAGAAGAAGATGATGAAAAATATAAAGAAGGAACTTTTTGGAAACTCGGAAAACCTACTGAAGAAGATGGGGTATATGCTCCACCTTACGGTGATGAATCAAAACTTGTTGCTGAATTAGGTGAAGGAAAAGCATATGTTCAAGGTCATGAAATAAGTAAAATTTCTAAATCAAATGTAGAAATTGATAAAGGTCGTGATTTTGAGACATCAAATAATTCAGTTACTAATTTTTCTCTTGGAAATTATGTTAAAGTTGAAAGTGTTCATAATATTCCTCGAATTGATGAATTTGGTGAGATTCGTCTTTATCAAACAGTATCAACAAATGGAAATCATAATTCTGATCAATCAGGAACAGCTAAAGTAAGAGCAATCAAACGTTTTGGTAATATTTCTTATTTATATATTTTTGACATTAATATGTTGGATGGATTTAATTTTGAAGATGATGTTAAATGGATATATGATACAAATGGAAATGGAACAAACAATTTTACTTGCGCTCCAATTGTTGAAACTGGAAATAAAATTTATTTGTATAAATCTGATAGTAATGTTTTATTGTTTCCTCTTCCAAATGATACGATAAAAACACTTTCTGTTGGGGGAGCCGGAATTGATACAAATTATGCTTCATCAAGAGCATATTTCAATAATGGTATTGTAAGTAATACTGTTACTCTTGTTGCGAAAGATAATGAAGTTTTTCAACAAAATACAGAGGCTTATTATATAGCATATTCATCTACTGGTGTAACTGTAACAAATCCTACATTTAATTTTACAGGTGCTCCTACTGGAAAAGTTCTTGAAATTGGTAATCTTTCTGAACCTGTTAATATTGTTGCGCCTGTAACAAAAACAATCAGTACACAAAAAACAAAATATCTTCAAACTGATGGTTCTGTTGTTATTGCGGCACCAAATAAAATTCAAAATAGTAGAGATTATTTGAGAAAAGCTGATGTAGTAAATGTAAAAAATGTGTATATGTCTCACGATTTTAATACAGTTCCAACAACAAATGATCAAGATATCAGAGAAAGATATCAAATGGATACTGGATGTAGAGATAATTATTATGATGTAGGATCAATTATTCTTAAAGGTGGAGAAAATGCTCCTACTGGTCAAATTTTAGTGACTTTTGATTATTTTACACATACAGAAGGTGATTATTTTTCTGTTGATTCATATGTTGATTTAACATATGAGGAAATTCCAGTTTATGATTCAAGTGAAACAGGCGAAACATATGCTCTTGCAGATTGTTTTGATTTTAGACCACGAAAAGCAGATGATGGTAATTCATTTACTGGTTCTGGTGGATCAATAGGGGAACTTCCTCAAGTATTGACTGATGTTCGTTCTGATTATGAATATTACTTAAACAGAATTGATTATTTGTATCTTGATTATACTGGTGAATTTATGGTTGCGAAAGGGATTTCTGCTGTTAATCCTAAACCTCCTGAAAAACCAGAAATGGGAATGGTTCTTTATGAAATATACATTCCTGCGTACACTTTTGCGCCTTCTGATGCTGATCCTGCTTATAAAGACAATAAACGTTATACAATGCGTGATATAGGTGATCTTGATAAACGTATCGGTAATCTTGAATATTATACTGCTTTGAGTCTTTTGGAACGTGAAACAGCCTCTATGGAAATTCTTGATGAGAATGGATTGAATCGTTTTAAAAATGGTTTTGTTGTTGATCCTTTTGATTCTCATAAAGTCGGTGATGCAACTCATTCAGATTATAATTGTTCTATTGATCCTGAAAATAAAATCATGCGTCCTAAATTTAATGATGAAAATATTGGTTTACTTTTTGATGAACCTAATTCATCTCATGTTCAACGTACTGGTGGAATTGTAACCCTTCCATATATTGAAACTTCAATTAATAGACAAACACAAGCATCTAAATATGAAAATATTAATCCATATGCTTTTCGTAATATTTTTGGTAAATTGTCTTTTAACCCGGATTCTGACGTATGGCATGATAAGAAAAAACTTCCTACTTTAGTTGTAAATCATTCGCCAAATTATGAAGCTCTTAAATTTATTGCTGATAATACTAAAGATTTAAATGGTATTGAATGGGGTAGATGGAATGATGTTGGTGGTCGAAAGAATGTAAGAAGAAAAGCTACAAGTTTATCTTCTACTGTTAGGGTTTCTCGTAGAAGCACTGGTATTTCTCATGATGAGGGTTGGTTACAAGATAGAACTACTACATCTTGGAATTCTACAACAACATGGCGACAGAATCAATCAAAAAGTGGAGCAAGAACTACTCATAGAGATTCAAATGTAATGTCAAAAAGTCTTGGTGATCGTATTACGGAAGTTAATTATATTCCTTATATGAGAAGTATTCCAGTTGTTATTAAAACTGATCAAATGAAAAAGAACACAAAAGTGTATCCTTTCTTTGATGAAATTTCAATGAGTAAACATTGCGATCCACCTTCTAAACGTGAGTATTGTACTCCTGCTTCTAAAATTAATTGTTCTTCTATTTCTGGAACATTTAAAACAGAAAATTATAATGAAGAACAAATAAGAGGTAATGTTTCCGGTGCTACTGCTATTGTTATGTATCAAACTGATGGATATTTACTTATTCTTAATAGAAAAGGTAATTTTCAAGTTGGTGAAACAATAAGAGGAATTAAATCTGGTGCTTCTTGTGTTATGAGTTCTTTTGAACATAAGAATCGTGGAGATGCTATTATAACAGGTGAAATGGGAGAAGTAGTTCTTGTTTGGAATATTCCTAATGATGTTGATTTAAAATTTATGACCGGAGAACGTGAATTTGTTCTTAATGATCAAATTACTAATGCTGATCCTGTTCATACAAAAGCTAAAGGTATGTTTAAATCACATGGTATGTCATCTAAACAAGAAAATACAGTTCTTTCAACAAAAACTATTAAGTTTACAAAAACATCTACAAGACAAAACCGTACTGTAAATAGACGTTCATCAAAAAGTGGAACTAATGTACGTATATCTCCATGGTTTGATCCTATTGCTCAATCTTTTTTAATTAATGAAGCTGGTGGATGTTTTCTTACAAAAGTTCGAGTTTGGTTTCAAAATAAAGATACGAAAGAAGCAGTTATTTGTGAAATTCGTAATATGGTTAATGGATATCCTGATCAAATTGCTCTTACTGAAACTACAGTTCAACCTAAAAATGTTCCTGTTTCTGAGAGAGCACCGGGTGATCCTACAGATTTTTATTTTCCAGAACCAATTTATTTAAAAGAAGGTGAAAGTTATTGTTTTGTAATTAAACCTACTGTGGAATCTTCTTCTTATAATGTATGGGTTGCTGAAAGTGGAAAAATTGACTTAGGAACAGGTGAAATTATCACAGGAAAACAGTCTCTTGGTTCATTGTTTAAATCACAAAATGCTTCAACATGGACACCAAATCAAGATGAAGATATTATGTTTGAACTTTCAAAAGCTGTTTTTGATATTAATTCTGATGGTTCATGCCAATTGGTAAATGATGTTATTCGACCTGAACTTTTGGATGATAATTCTATTGAAACACAACAGGGTTCCGAAAAAGTTCGTATTTATCAAAAAGATCATGGTTTAACTGATGGTTCAATGTATAATATTTCAGGACTTGATGATGGTACTGATTATAATGGATTTTTAGGTTCACAATTAAATGGTACTCATATGATTACTGATAATGAAATTGATTCTTTTGTAATAGTAATTACTGGAACACAAGCTACAGATACAGGTCTTACTGGTGGAACAACAATTATGGGTACAAAAAATTATCAACTTGATGTAGCGCATCCTCTTGTTAATGAATTGATTTTAGATGAGACAAGTGTTGATTGGCAATTACAAACAACTACAGGACAATCTATTGATGGAAATCAAACACATTATTTAACTGAACCGTATATTGATGTTATTAATAATGAAGATATTGATATGTCTAAACCTATGTTAATTGCTTCAAAATATAATGAAGATCAATATTTGAGAGGTGAAAAATCTCTTAAACTTATGGGTACAATGCATTCTGATAATGAAAATGTTTCACCTGTAGTTGATGCTCAACAATATGACGTTGATACTGAAAATGGTGAAGATATTTACTTTAATCAAAGTTCTTCTACATTTATTGCGATATCTAATAGAATTGATTTTCCTTCAATTGGAACATGGAATATTGGTACTGATGTTGTTTTCTCTATAGGAAATGGTGAAGATGAATTAAATATAGCTCATCCTGATCATGAAATGGGTACAGGATCATTTGTTTATATTTCAGATTTTAATGATACAATTGCCGGGTTAGTTGATTTTGATCCAAACGGTCTTCATGAAATTCGTGTTGTTGATAAAGATCATTATCTTATTGATATGGGTGAAACTGTTACTACTGGTTATTCTGGTTCAGGTGATGATACAAGTGGAAATAATGAAACAAAAATAGCATTTTCTGAATCACATTTTGTATATGTACCAGAGAATCGTTCATTTAATTGTTCAACATCATCTCGTTATATGACAAAACAGGTAACGCTTGCTGAACCTGCTGAAAATTTTAAAATTTTCTTTGGTGCTGTAAGACAACAAGAAGCTGATATTGATGTATATTATAAAGTTAGAAATCCTTATGAAGTAACAGAATGGAATGAAATTGATTGGGTTCGATTGGATTCTCCTGATGAAGATGTTGCTATTTCTGAATCAAATGATGATTTTAAAGATTATTCATTTACTGTTGAAATTGATAGTAATGATCCAAATAAACCATATACAAAATTGAATCCGCCAGTTCCGTTTAACGCAATTGCGGTAAAATTGGTTATGAAAAGTACAAACTCAACTCAAGTGCCGATTTTTCAAGATTTTAGATTGATCTGTACAACATAAATAAAGATATGAATAGTATAAAAGATTTTCAAAAAAAGTCAAGCGGGGCTGTTGTAAATACAAACTCAAAAGACTATATGAGAGCGAGAAATCGTAATTATATAAGAAGAGTTCAGCAACAAATGTTTGGTGATGCTGAACATGAAGGGGATATAGCTAAAGTGGTTCGTTATCAAAATCATGATCATAAAGTTATCAAAGATATTGAAAAAGATATCAAGTCTATAAAACGCTTGTTAGAACATATAGTAGGAGAAAAATAATGTCAGTAATTTTAGTTTCTTTAGAAGATACTTTTGATCAATGGAGAAAAAAGACTAATGACGTTTCTCTTATAGTTGGTGATATTGATTACATGATGTCTGACGAATCTACCGTAATTCGTGCTGTTAATGAAAATTTTATTCATATTGGTGATCTTGAAGGATTGAGAACTAATTTAAAAGATAATTTAGTTGATGCTGTTAATGAAGTTGATCTTCATACAGACGTAAATACTATCAATATTGGTGATCTTACAACATTGACTACAATTGATAAATCGTCTATAGTAAATGCCATTAATGAATTAGATAGTGATATTGGCAATTTACCTGATCTTACAACAAATGATAAAACAAATATAGTTAGTGCGATTAATGAAGTTGATGGAAATATAGATTATTTATCATCTAAAGTTGGTGATTTAACAACACTTACTACAACAGAAAAAGGAACTATTGTTGGGGCGGTTAATGAAATTGATCTTCATACTGATCAAAATAAAACAAATATTGGTAATTTACCTGATCTTATTACAACAACAAAAGTAAGTCTTGTTCTTGCTACTAATGAAGTAAAAACACAAGCAAATATCAATACATTTAATATTGGTAATATGAGTCTCAATACTAATGCTTCTGTTTTGACAGGTGCGATTAATGAAGTTGATGCTCATACTGATACAAATACATCTGCTATTGGTGATACAAGTAATTTAACAACTGATTCAAAATCATCATTAGTATCTGCTGTTAATGAAGTTGATGCTCATACTGATATAAATACATCTGCTATTGGTGACATATCAACTCTTGAAACTGATGATAAAACTTCTCTTGTTAATGCTATTAATGAATCAATGGAAATGTCAGTAGCATTTGCAATAGCTCTTGGATAATAAATGGCCGATTTTAACAAAAGAGTTTTTGATTACATTACATTATTTGATGATGCTAATGTAAATATAACATATAGAAATAATATTTCTGATAATATGTCTTTTTCCGATAATGCTCGGATATTTGATATATTTAAAGTAAATAATACTGATGAAATTCGATTTAAAATTCATTCAATTGGTATAATTTCAGATTATATTAAACGTATTTCTAATGATTATATAAAATTTGGAAATAATTCAAAAGCATTAGTATTTTTTAAAGATAAAACTGGTGATAATGTAAAATTATTAGACAGTTCTTTATCTTATACGACAACACATAAAGATGTTTTTGATCAAACTATAATTAGAACAAAAGCATATGGTAATGTAATATATGGGCCTGATAATACTAATGATGAAGCTAATTTTTCTGATTCAGTTTTTGCTATTATTTCTAAACATTCATCAAGAAGATTTAAAAATGCTATGTTTAATCTTCTTGGAACAACAGAGGAAACGATTTATATTTGTACAAGTAAAAATACTACAATTATGAATATTTCAATGTGTAATCGAACATTAAATAATGTAAATGTTGATGTTTTATTGTATAAATCAGGAACTCCTACTTATATAATGAAAGGAATTTTAGTAAAACCGCATCAAGCATATGTCATAAATAATAATGACGAAACTAATGTTCAATTAGAAGAAAATGATGAAATACGAATAATTACTGATACTGACAATTCTTCTGATATTTACATAGCTTTAATGGAACAAATATAGGAAAATAAAATGTCAATAGATTTTAAAAATAAAACAACACAAGGTATAGGAACAGGATTTACGGAAGTTTATGCTTGTCCGGGTGCTATTAAATCTGCTGTAGTTTTTGGTATGACTATCGCTAATGTTGAATCAAGTGCTATTCCAATTACAGTAGAAGCAAGAATAGAAGATTTATCAGCTACTACTTATACGCATGTAGTAGCACCTGATACTCCTATTGAAGTTGGGGCTTCACTTGTTCCGGCTGGTGGAGTTCAAAAAATAGTTCTGGAACCGGGTGATAAAATTCAAGTTGCTTGTTCGGATGCAAGCGGAGCTGATGTAGTAGTTTCAGCACTGGAACTTTCATAATAAAGAGGAAAATATGTCTTATATAGGAAGAGAAGCACAATTACAAGGTGCTTATGATAAAGTTGATGATATCTCAGGATTATTTAATGGCACTTTAGTAACATTTGATATCAAAGTAAATACAGTAAATCGAATGATTGGAAAGGCTACCAATTTGGTTGTTGGTATTGATGGTGCTCTTCAAGAACCTGATGTTGATTATTCAATTTCAAATTATCAAATTACATTTGCTGTAGCACCAACAGCAGGACAAAAATGTGGTATTACAATTCTTGGTGATGTATTTAAAGCACCTACAACTGGTAATACAGATTTAAATAGCCTTACAGACGTTGTAGTTGGTTCTGTTAGTGACAATGAGGTTCTTACATATAGTGGAGGGTCTTGGGTTAATTTACCACAAGGAACAACGCATATTAGTGGAAATACAGACGTTGATACTTCTGCGGCTGTGAATGGAGATAAACTTGTATTTGATGGTACAGAATGGAAAGGAGAAGCTGATACATTAAATAATATTAATGATGTAAATATTTCTTCTCCAACAGATAATCAAATTCTTACATGGAATGATACTGCTGGTGAATGGCAAGCTATGGATGCTCAATCAACAGTTTCAGTTATAAGTGATCTTACAGATGTTGATACTACAACAACATCACCTACTTTAAATCAAATTCTTACATGGAATGGTACAAGTTGGGTTCCTGCTGATACACAATCAACAGTTGACTCTATGAATGATTTGAGTGATGCTGATACATCTACAGTTCCACCTATAGACGGTCAAGCTCTTGTTTGGAATTCATCTACATCTAAATGGACTCCGGGAACTGTTTCTGGTGGTGGTGGCGGAGCATCTAAAATTGATGATTTAAGTGATGTTGATACTACTACAAATTCTCCTAATGCTGGTCAAGCTCTTATATGGGATGGTGTAAATGCTACATGGATTCCCGGAACTGTTTCTGGTGGTGGTGGAAGTATTGATTCACTTGTTGATGTTGATACAACCACAATTCCTCCTAATAATGGTCAAGTTCTTAAATGGAATTCTGTTGATTCATTATGGAAACCACAAGATGATATTTCTGGTGGTGGAAGTGGTATGGTTACAGGTGATATTGATATATACGCAACATCTACAGGAAATGATACAACTGGTGACGGAACAACAAGTTATCCATATGCTACTTTAGCTAAATGTATTGAACGAGCAAATCAATTAGTTTGTTCAGGAAATATTAATATTAGACTTGAAGTAAATTCTAATTTTACTGTTACACAAAAATTAACAATAAATCATCCTAACAATATTGTTATTATGGCTAATGGAAAAGGAAAATATACTATAACTGCAAGTGGTATGACTTCTGGTGATAGTCTTTTTAAAGTAATTAATAAATTGTATATTATTGATTGTGATTTTTATTCACCAAATCAACACATATTTTTTGATAGTACAGATGGATATAGTGAAATTATAATTTCATATTGTACTGGTGATGTTCTTACATTAGGAAATACAAGTCAAAGATCATCTAAATTATCTATTAGATATAGTACGTTTAAAACATACGAGCATACTGTGTTATCTAATTTTATAGATTTGGATATTTTTGATGTTACATTGGATGGAACACATATTAATGATGAAAATTTATTAACAATTATTGATTGTACATTGTTGCAATTTGATATTACTATTATTAATTTAAATTCTTCTATAAATGATTTATTATCTTTTAAATCATGTAATATTATTGAATTAGAATTTAAATTACAATCAAATTATTCTAATGAATATAAATTAATGTATTTCGATCATTGTAGTATTAATTGGTTATTTGCCGATTTAGGAACATTTACACAAAGAGCAATATATTTTGATGGTACACAGGTAAATAATATGATTTATAAAAATAATACTAATTTTGTTGCAAATGATACAATTCCTTTAATTGATTGTTCATATTCTCATATAAATATTGAAGAGATGCAACGAAATTCATCTAATAATGTATTTCCAACTAATATAGATATGATTACAGCACAGGGTAATTCTGTAGTATTAATTGATAGAGTAAATAATTTTGAAGGTGGAAATTAATTTAATAGGAAAATAAAATGATAAAAACAAATCCAACAGCAATAACAGTAAATCAAAATGTAGTATTTAGTACATTCGGTTCATATATATTTATAAGAACCAGTGATGGTGGTATTCCAGAATCAAGTTCACCAGAAGGTTCTTCTAGTGAAGGTTCTTCTGGTGGAGGTTCTTCTGGTGAAGGTTCTTCTGGTGAAGGTTCTTCTGGTGAAGGTTCTTCTGGTGAAGGTGGTTCTTAAAAAATATTATTATAAAAATAAATAATTAAAAACACTCCTTTGGGGTGTTTTTTTATGCCTAAAATTCGTATAAATATTATTACTATGACTACATTCAAATATGATTCAAATAATACAGAAGGCGCATATCCTACCGCAATGGTAGTTGAAGATGCTGAACTTAAAAAAGGTAACAAAATTGTTGCTACTGATATTGTTGACCTTTATGATACTGATATAAACAATCCTCAAGACAAACAGGCTTTAACATATGTTGGAGATAAATGGATCAATGGTGAAGTTACTGGTGGTGGAGAGTGTAATGTTTTTGAGGGGTATGAAAGTTATATGTGTTTTAAAAGTGTTCAAGTTGATTGTGGTGAAGATCATTCAATGGCAATAAAATCAGACGGTACTCTTTGGGCTGCTGGTAATAATTATTGGGGTCAATTGGGATTGGGTGATGATATAGGAGAATGTCATGTTTTTACTCAAGTAGGAACTGATAACGATTGGATTCAAGTTACTTGTGGACGTTTTCATTCAGTAGCAATTAAATCTGATGGTACTATTTGGAGTACTGGTTATAATCATGAAGGTCAATTGGGTTTAGGTAATATTACACACCAAAATGTTTTTACTCAAGTAGGGACTAATAATGATTGTATTCAAGTTACTTGTGGAGGTCATTTTACATTAATATTGAAATCGGATGGTACTATCTGGAGTACAGGTAAAAATTATGATGGTCAATTAGGATTGGGTGATGGTGGAATAGGTACAGATCGAAATATTTTTACTCAAGAATCAAGCCTTAGTACTGATTGGATTATGGTTGATGGTGGTAGTAATCATACAATAGCATTAAAATCAGACGGTACTATTTGGAGTACTGGTGGTAATTATTATGGTCAATTGGGATTGGGTACTGATGGAAATTGGACAAATAAATATAATTTTACGCAAGAAATAGGATTTAATAATTGGAAACAAATTGCTTGTGGTGCTCATTTTTCAATAGTAATAAAATCAGACGGTACTCTTTGGGGTACTGGTCGGAATAGGGATGGTCAGTTAGGTTTGGGTGATGAAATGAAACGAAACATTTTTACTCAAATAGGAACTGATACTGATTGGGTTTATATTTTTTGTAGTGTTCAACATTCAATGGCAATAAAATCAAATGGAACTCTTTGGGGTACTGGTAATAATTATAATGGACAATTAGGATTAGGTGATGATGGGTATAATACAGATCGAATAGTTTTTACTAAAGTTGGAACTGATACTGATTGGGTTCAAGTTTCGGGTCAATATTATCATACTATTGCGATTAAAACAGACAAAACTTTATGGGGTACTGGAAGTAATGTTGATGGTAAATTAGGTTTGGGTGATGTATATCCGAATGTGACTTTGTTTACACAACCTTTTATAAATCTTTATAATTCAATTTTTATAGATCAAAATACAACAACACCCGGAGAAGGACAATATGAAACACCATTTCAATCAATTCAAGATGCGTTCCAATGGCTAAGAAACACATGCGTCGTCATTCCAGAAGATATAACACTTTCAGTTTATTTATTATCAGATCAAAATATTGATACTCCGGTTTCATTAAATCATCCTTATGGAAATAATATCGAGATTATTGGTAATGGTTATTCTTTGATAAATGAAGCCGATATTTCTGAATTTATTCATTTTTCATGTGGTAACGAACATTCAATGGCAATTAAATCAGACGGAACTCTTTGGGCTACTGGTAATAATAATTTTGGTCAACTTGGTTTAGGTAATATTGATAATGTAGTTATTTTTACTCAAGTTGGAAATGATACTGATTGGGATCAAGTTGCTTGTGGTCTTCATCATACAATGGCAATTAAATCAGACGGAACTCTTTGGGGTACTGGACGTAATCTTCAAGGACAATTAGGTTTAGGTGATAATGTAAATCGAAATATTTTTAATAAAGTTGGAACTAATAATGATTGGATTCAAGTTGCTTGTGGTGAATATTATACAATATCAATAAAAGAAAATGGAACTCTATGGGGTACTGGCGATAATCATTGGGGTCAATTAGGTTTAGATGATTATGGACAGGATTCAGATCGAAATGTTTTTACTCAAGAAATAGGACTTGATACTAATTGGGTTCAAGTTGCTTGTGGTGATTATCATACATTAGCAATCAAATCTAACGGAACTCTTTGGGGCACTGGTACTAATCATTATGGTGAATTAGGTATAGGTGGTGGTTATTTTTATAAAATTATATTTACTCAAGAAGAAAGTATAAGTGATAAATGGGATCAAGTTGATTGTGGTGGAAACCATTCAATATCATTAAAATCAGATGGAACACTTTGGAGTACAGGTCAAAATCATTATGGTCAACTTGGTTTAGGTGATAATGTAGATCGAAATGTTTTTACTCAAGAAATAGGACTTGACACTGATTGGAAACAAGTTGCTGGTGGTTATATGCATACAATGGCAATAAAATCAGATGGTAATCTTTGGTGTACTGGTTATAATAATCTTGGTCAACTTGGTTTAGGAGATAATACACATCGAAATGTTTTTACTCAAGTTGGAGTTGATAATGATTGGATTCAAGTTGCTTGTGGTGTTAGTTTTTCATTAGCATTAAAATTAAATTGTAATATTTGGGATACAGGTAATAATAATTCAGGACAATTAGGTTTAGGTGATAAAACAAACCGAAATATTTTTAATAAAGCTACTCAATCAACAGATTATTCAAATTTAAAACTTTTTGATAATCATTCTTTAAAAGGAATAACTAATTGCAAATTGAAAAATGATCTTCGATATGACAGTTTGACGTATAGAATGAATTTTTATTTAGATTTTCTAAATACGCCATCACCTGATCCATTAGAATATTGTACTTCTCAAGTATATGGTGATAAAATGTATATTATGAAAGGATATTCTACTTATATACGTTTTTATTCTTTTGATTTTATAACAAAAACATGGGATGAATATACACACAGTTCTCATGATACAATTAAACCATCTTCGTGTATAAATGGAAATAAAATATACATACAAGGAACTAATAATATATACGTGTATAATATAGATACAGACACATTAAGTCGTATTGGAAATACAACATTTAGACGAGATGCTACTATGGAATATAATGATGGAAAATTATATATTTATGGTGGTTATGAAAATGTAGCAATCAATAGTTTAAGTATTTATAAATTATCAACAAATACTAATGAAACGATATATGGCCCACCAGAAAATTATCAAGGCAGAAAAGGAGCTTCATCAGGAATGTACAATAATAATTTATATATTCTTGGAGGTAATTACGGTGTAGACGAAATGGGTGCAAAAAGTGATTTTCATAAATTTAATATAAAAACTAGAGAATGGACAAAATTACAAAATTATCGTTCTGGCAATCTAACTCAGCATACATCATGTGTTATTGGTAATAAATTACATGTTTTTGGTGGAGCAAGTGGAGAATTTTGGGTATATTCTGGTTCTTATTATAATTTAGATGATGAAGACGAATGGAAATATGCAGGGCCAAAAAATGTTAGTAGCTGGACGCAAGCAGTAAGAAAAAAACATGTCATGTCTGTTTATAAAGGAAAAATGTATATTCATGGAGGAAAAAGATATCAAGATACTGTTTTTCCTAATCCTTATATTGATAAATATTATGAAGCAATATATATTGATGGAGTAATATTAGACGAAAATAATACATCTTATTATTTAATTGATATTTTTAATTTAGAAATTAAAAATAATTCAACTATGTTACTATTAAATAATCAATTCGATCATTCTCAAGAAAAAATGATTAAAAGAAATATTAAAAAACAATTATATTCAGTAATATATTTGAATAATAAATCAATTAAATTATATTCTGCTGTAGGAATATTTGAAAATTTAATTCCAAATAATGTAAAAATTGATATGAATAGTACAGTTGAAATACCAAATTTAGAGTACGATATAGAAAAATGGTCAGCTAAAAACAATTCAAATGTAATTATCGATACAAAATCAAATCATATAATCGATATTGAAAATGAAAATTCAACAATAATTGTGAACGATGCCATCATTTAAATATAACGCAAATAATACAGAAGGGGCATATCCAACGTCTATAGATTTTATTGATACTGAGATTAAAAAAGGTGATAAAATTGTTGCCACTGATTTAGTTGATTTGTACGATACATATCCAGAAAATGAAACTCCAAATCAAGGGGATGCTCTTGTATATGACGATGTTGATGGTATTTGGAAGCCCGGAGAGGGGGCTGGTTCATCTTGTAATATTTTTATAGGATATGATGAAAGAAATCGTGGTTATACTGAACACTCTGTATTTGTAAAACAAAACGATACATCAAATGGTGATGGAACATATAGAGATCCTTTTTTATATTTGGAAGATTGTCTTGAATTTTTAAATAATTGTAAGGTAATACCAGATGAAATTACACTTACTATTGAATTATTATCAGATGTTACTTTAACTGATTATATAAGTTTAAATCATCTTCAGGGACATAATATTTCTATTAATGGTAACGGTAATAGAATAATAAACAAGTCATATATGTCTGATTTTATTTATATTTCTTGTGGTGGTAATCATTCAATAGCATTAAAATCAGATGGCACCATTTGGGGTGTAGGTGATAATAGTGTTGGTCAAATAGGTTTAGATGATATTACAGATATAAACACATTTACTAAAATTGGAACTGATAATAATTGGACTTATGTTTCTTGTGGTGATTATTATTCAATGGCAATAAAATCTAACGGAACTCTTTGGGGAACTGGTAGTAACCTTAGAGGTCAATTGGGATTAAGTGATAATACAGATCGAACTATATTTACTCAAGTTGGTACTGATGGTGATTGGATTCAAGTTGATTGTGGTAGTAACCATTCGATGGCAATAAAATCAAATGGAACTCTTTGGGGTACGGGTGATAATCGTTCGGGTAGTTTAAGTTTAGGTGATACCACGAATCGAAATTTTTTTACACAAGAAATAGGACTTGAAACTGATTGGGCTTATGTTAATTGTAGTGGTGAGTTTTTTTCGATGGCAATAAAATCAAATGGAACTCTTTGGGGTACTGGTCGAAACCTTAGAGGTCAATTAGGTTTGGGTGATGAAACAGATCGAACTGTATTTACTCAAGTTGGAATTGATATTAATTGGAATAAAGTTTTTTGTGGTACAAGACATACATTAGCGATAAAATCAAATGGAACTCTTTGGGCTACTGGTTATAATTATTATGGTCAATTAGGTTTAGGTAATAATACTAATAGAAATACATTTACTCAAGTTGGAACTGATTATGATTGGATTCATGTTATTTGTGGTGGCGATAACTCAATGACAATTAAATCAGATGGAACTCTTTGGGTTGTAGGTGACAATCAAGGTGGGCAATTAGGTTTAGGTGATAATACAAATCGAAATTTTTTTACACAAGTTGGAATTAATACTGATTATATTTTGATTGTTAGTGGAAAAAATCATTCAATGACAATTAAATCAGATGGAACAATTTTAAGTACTGGTTATAATTATTATGGTCAATTAGGATTGGGTGATAATACAGATCGAAATATTTTTATTGTATCCGTCAAATCAACATATTATTCAAAATTATTATTAACTGATAATCATTCTTTAAAAGAAATAAAAAATGTTATTTTTGATAATTATTTAATATACCAAAATGATTCTTTTGTTATTATCGAAGATAAAGGAAATATTGTTCATGTAACTGGACACCAATCATTCTCTATGATATTAAAATCAGACGGTACTCTTTGGGGGACTGGTAATAATTATTATGGATGTTTAGGATTGGGTGATGAAACAAGACGATATGTATTTACTCAAGAAATAGGAACCGATAACGATTGGAAAGTGATTGGCTGTGGAGCGGGTCATACAATGACAATCAAATTAGATGGAACTCTTTGGGCTACTGGTAGAAATATATCTGGTCAGTTAGGATTGGGTGATTATAATGATCGAAATATTTTTACTAAAGTAGGAAATGATAATGATTGGAAATATATTATTTGTGGTGAAAGTCATTCAATGGCAATAAAATCTGACGGCACTCTTTGGGGTGCTGGTCGTAATTATGAGGGTCAATTAGGTTTAGGTCAAACTGATAATTATTATAATACATTTATACAAATAGGAACTGATACTGATTGGGTTCAAGTTGCTTGTGGTGATTATTATTCAATGGCAATAAAATCTGACGGCACTCTTTGGGGTACTGGTAATAATGATCAAGGGCAGTTAGGATTAGGTGATAATACTGATAGAAATATTTTTACTAAAATAGGAATAGATACTGATTGGGTTCAGTTCGATTGTAAAAGTCAAACTTCAGTTGCAATAAAATCAAATGGAACTCTTTGGAGTACTGGCAATAATTATTGGGGACAATTAGGATTGGGTGATGAGGGGCCTACTACATATAGGAATATTTTTACTCAAGAAATAGGTCTTGATAATGATTGGAAAGAAATTTCTTGTGGAGCAATTCATACAATAGCAATAAAAACAGATGGTACTGTTTGGGGTACTGGAAGTAATGATCAAGGAGAAATGGGATGGGGGCAATTACCAACTAAGGTAAATATATACACTAATCATAACATTTCATACGATTTTGATATATTTATTTGTGGATATTGGGTTTCTTATGTGATAAAATCATATGGTTCAAAAGGAACTTTATGGGTATTTGGTAATAATAAATATGGAGCATTGGGATTAGGAGAGTATGAATTAGATTTTATATATGACACTACATATTCTGATGGTGGTATTACTATTAATGGTATTTCTTCTAACAATTTTAATGTATTTTATTATTCAGTTGATATTAAACATACAGATATAAAAAACAATTCATCTTTGTCAATGTCAAATGTATTTTTTGATCAAGATACAAAAATTATGACTAAAGAACTCGTTGAAGGAAAACTATACTCAATAACATATCTGAATAATTATTCAATAAATTGTGAAAATAAATCAATAATAAATTCTAAATGCAATGAATTGAATCAAGTATCAATAGACAATTCTTTTATGAATGTTGATTTATCTATTACAGAACAAATGGAATGGCAAATAAAAAACAATTCTACTTTAATTATTTCGCAAGAACCGTCAGTATATCCAACAGTTAATAATTATGAATCAACATATATCATAAATGGAGTATTACAACCATGACAAAAATGGAGTACAACCCTAACAACACAGAAGGGCATCATAGTACATCTTTTGACTTCATGGATACTGAGATACGAAAAAATGATAAAATTGTCGCTACTGATCTTACGGATTTATATGATGTAGAAATAAATAATGTTCAAGATGGAGAGATTTTGGTTTATGATGAATCTAAGCAAAAATGGGTTAATGGGGAAGCTGGTGGTCAGTGTGATATTATTACAGTTGATACTACTTTTGATGTTGGTTTTGGTAGAGAATTTGAGAATTTAAACAAATGTTTTGAATGGTTACGAGAAAATTGTAAAGTAATTTCTGAAGATGCTATTGTGACTATTATCATGCATAACAATGAAATTATTTTGCATGATCCAGTATCTTTAAATCATCCATATGGACATAGAATTATGATTGATGGGCAAGGATATTATATTTCTAAAAAATATTATTTAGATTATTATAAACAATTAATATATGATAAATTTTATAGTGTTTATGTAAGTTGTGGATATTATCATACCATGGCAATCAAACAGGATGGTACTTTATGGGGAACTGGTGTTAATGGTCTCGGTCAATTAGGAGTAGATTCTGAATCTGTTAATAATTTTATTCAATCTGGAACTGATAATGATTGGGTCAGTGTGACTGGTGGTGGTAATCATTCAATAGCAATTAAACAAGATGGTACTCTTTGGACTACTGGATATAATTATTATGGACAATTAGGTTTAGGTGATAATGTAAATCGAAATGTTTTTACTCAAGTAGGAACTGATAATGATTGGAAACAAGTTGATGGTGGTAGTGATTTTACAATAGCAATTAAACAAGATGGTACTCTTTGGGCTACTGGATATAATTATTATGGACAATTAGGTTTAGGTGATAATACAGATCGGAATATTTTTACTCAAGTAGGAACTGATAATGATTGGGATAGTATATCTTGTGGTGATTGGCATTCAATAGCATTAAAAACAAATGGGACTATTTGGAGCACCGGACATGGTGGTTATGGACAGTTAGGATTGAATTTATATGTATCTAAAACTATTTTTACTCAAGAAATAGGACTTGATACTAATTGGGTTCAAGTTGCTTGTGGTGATTATTATTCAATGGCAATAAAATCTGACGGCACTCTTTGGGGAACTGGTAGTAACAGATTTGGTCAATTAGGAACGAATGATAGAATTAATAAATTTATTTTTACTCAAGAAATAAGTCTTGATAATGATTGGAAACAAGTTGCATGTGGATTTGAACATTCAATATCAATCAAGCAAGATGGAACTCTTTGGGGTACTGGTAATAATCATTCAGGCCAATTAGGTTTAGGTGATAATGTAGAACGTATTATTTTTGTTAAATCTGGAACTGATAATGATTGGATTAGTATTGATTGTAATGGGAATCATTCTATGGTTAATAAAACTAATAAATCACTTTGGGGTACTGGTTCTAATGGTCGTGGACAGTTAAGTTTAGGTAACAATACAGATGTAAATATTTTTAATCAATCAAATAACGATTATTATCAATATTATATAGATGGTAGTGAAGTTGATAAATTGTCTAAAGAAGTATTGAGTTTAACGGATGGTAATAGTATTAAAGATATAAAAAAAATGAGAATTATATCTCATGTTTATAAAAAAAATCAAGATTCATCATTAACAGATATTCCAAAAGACCATCCAATAAAATGTTTTGAAATAAAAAACAATTCAAATATAAAATTTACTGACTGTGAATTAGAACCATCATTTAATGAGGATATTACATATAACCATTGGAATAGTAATTCTTTAGAAATATCAAATAATTCACATGTTTTATTTGATATAGAAAATTATAATGAAAAATCATATAGTATTTTATTGAAAAATAATTCATCAATAGAAATTAAAAATGATAACGAATATGATACTACAAAATATTTATCCCTTAAAAATAAATGTACGTTAATAACTGATAATCCAGATTTATATTCAGGAACAGATGTTATTAGACTTACAAATTCAAAAATAATTGAGAAAAAATAAAAGGTATAAATATTAATATAATCTTTAAGGAGAAAAAAATGAAAGATAAATTTAAATTAGGTGGCGTGTTTTTAGTGACATGTTACGATAAATATGGTAAAATGAAATGGCAAGAACGTTCAAAGAATCTTGTAGTAACAGTTGGATTAGAACATATTCTTGATGGTTTATTTTCTCTTGGTGGAGTAATAGCTAATCCTAATTATTATCTTGGATTGACTGACGGAACACCAACAATTGTAGCAGGTGATACTCTTGGTTCTCATGCTGGATGGGCAGAAGTTGCTGATTATGATGAAACGACACGACAAGCCTTCACAGCGGCCCGTACTGGCCTTACAGTGGACAATTCAGTTTCAAAGGCTGTTTACTCTATAAATGCAACAGCAACCGTAGGAGGGGCGTTTATTACGTCTGCTGACACTGGTACAACAGGTCTTCTATTAGCGGCAAGTGCTTTTTCTAATGGTGATAAACCTGTTACTTCTGGTGATACTGTAGAAGTTCAATACGATTTTAGTGCAACTAGTTCATAATTTAAAATAAAAGGAGAAAAAAATGGAATCAAAAAATTGGTATGATCAAAATCAAATTAACCCCGGAGCAAGAAATGCTATGCGGGGTTATCGTGATAATGAAAATAATGATCCATGGAAACATCGTTCTGCTGAAATGAAATGTAGAACGTGCATGTATTATGTAAGAAAGAAAACACCTATGGAAGTTTCTGGTTCAGTTGAAATTGGACGTTGTAGAAGAAGCGCACCTACTATGAAAGGGTATCCGGCAGTTTTTCCTCATGATTGGTGCGGAGATCATAAATTAGACGAGGAAAAATTATTATGTGGGTAATTAACTTTATGTTTTTTGTATTAGGTTTTACTCTTCTTACATTTGTTGAAGAAGATAATGTTGTTCAATGGTTTTATCAATGGTCAAATTATTATCAATATCTTCCTACTATTTTTGGAGTATAAAAAAAGCACCCCGAAGGGTGCTTTTTAATTAGAAGTGAAAACCTCTTTGAGCATTTATCAACATCAAAAGAAGACGGTCAGATGGTGTTAATTCTTCAATTCCCATTGATGTAAAATTGATTTTTGCGATAAGACTTTCTAATCCTTCCTTGATTGTTTCTGGATCAAGATAGCAATCAGTGAAACGAAGAATTTTATCAGTATTTTCACATTTTTCTTTGAAAGTTTTTAAATTTTCAATTGTGAGTGGTTTCATATCATATCCTTAGTTAATAAGAGCATGAGCAAGGTGTTTGAAATAATCATTCACATTGCCGTTTACGAAGTCGATTTTTACCAGCATATTCTTAATGCCAGCTTTTTCAGCACTTCCACAATTTTTGATAGTTTCAATAACAACATCGGTATCAATAAAATGGGTATCACCATTATTATCAACAAGTTCCCATGTTTCAAATGGAAGGTTTTTTTCTTCAAGAAATGTATCAAACCATTTATCAAATTTCATTTTGAACTCCATGATATATTTATCTTTTGGGAGAATCCCCCCCTTACATTATATAATGTAATCATTTGTTATAGAATGTCAAGGTTTTTTATGTATAAATATTAGTAATAGTTTATTAGGAGATTTTTAATGGCACTGGCACAAGATAGAGATGAATTTAAGGATTATTGCCTCCGACAATTAGGAGCACCTGTAATCGACATAAATGTAGCAGATGAACAGGTTGAAGACCGTATTGAACAAGCTCTTGCTTTTTATCAATTATATCATAATGAAGCTGTTGAACGAGTTGTCTATTTTCATAAAGTAACGCAAAAAGATATTGATAATGGATATTTAATAGTTGATCCTGCTATTTTTTCTATTACAAAAATGGCAATGCAAAATGCTAAATTATTTAGTACAAACTTCATGAATAATATATGGCAAGGTATGTATAAAATTGCTTATGATATTGGTTTTGGAATGATGGGTTGTTCTTCTGGAATGACAAATTACGCAATGGCAATGCAATATTTAGCTAATCTTGAATTTATATTTAGCGTAAAAAATGAATTACAATTTAATTACCGAACTCATAGATTAATTATTCCGGGTAAAACAAATGATATTGACGTAGCTGTTGATTCTATTATTGCTTTTGAAGCATATCGTTTAATTGATCCAGATTCACACCAATCTGTATGGACAACTCCTGTTTTAATCGAATATACAACAGCTCTTATCGGCCTTCAGTGGGGTATCAATATGAGTAAATTTGACGGAGTAATGTTACCGGGCGGAATTACTCTTGATGGTGATAAAATTTATGATAGATATAACGAAATAAAAACGAGAATTGAAGAAGATTTTTCAGTTGCTCATGAACTTCCAGTTGACTTTTTTGTAGGATAAAATGGCTACTTCACCATATTTTAGACATATTTCAGCACCTAATGAACAAAATCTTGTTGATGATTTAACTCGTGAAACTATTTTTCAAAGAGGCATTGACATGTATTATATGCCTCGTTTAGAAAGTGATTATGATTTTGATTATCTTTTTGGAGAAGACCCGGAAAATACTTTTGGTGAATACGTTCTTATTGAAATGTGGTGTATGAAT